TCAGAAGCATAAAACTCGCCAAATAATTTTTCTTTTTCGCTCATACACTATGGTTATTTAATAGTTTATCTCCATACTTTTCTTCGGCCTCTTGTAGCTCATTAAGAGTTTTCAGCTTTACAACATAATAGCTATTTCTTCTAAGCCCTGCGAATAACCTTTGAGTGTTTTTATCGTAAAGGTCTATATCATCGTAAACATTAATCATTTCATCCAGTCTTGCCTCTAAGTCCCAAACTTGTTGCTCCCTATCGTCTCGCTCCTTTTCCAATTTACCTATCATCTCTGCGCATACATCAAGTTTTTGATTCTCTATAGCATTGCACCGGTCAAATAGTTTTTGGTAGCGGATAGAAGTTTCCTCAAGCCGAACAACTGCTCTATTCTTTTCATCAAGCATTCTTTGAACTTCCTCTTTGTCTGCCCGTCTTTCAGCCGCATGGCAGGCTACCTCTGTTTTTAACAGGTCTATCTCTAGTAATGCCTGCTCATATTTTTCCTCTAGCTCTTTATACTCTTCTAGCTCTATCCGTCTTGGCATTCCTATTTAAGTTTAAAACAAGTGTCAGCAAACGGGCATCGCATAGCCCTTTTTTCGGTTCTTTTTGTGCAGGCTGTGCGGGGGAAAATATCGTGTCCGGTCAAATCATCACTTCTTGTTCTACGCATGTTTGAAAAATATCTAACCGTTATTTCTTTAGATAGCTTTTTAAACCACTCCACATACTCCTCATCTACAGGAACTATATATTCCTTAAAGTCTGATGTGTCTTTGTTGAAGTATACATACAAAACCTCTTTAATGCCTAGGAAATAAAAATAAATACTAGCCTGCTTAATGTGCTCTAGCTTAGGTGCTCTTAACGCACTGTAGCCGAATGAGTTTATTGTTTTTATCTCTAAGCCTAAACGCTTATTGTATAAATGAACGATTCCGTCCGCCTCTCCCTCTATGCCATACTCCGGTGAAGAAACCTCCACCTCAAAATCTTCTAGCACTCCGCCTTTGTCCAAGCTAGATTGCATGTAAAGGTGAACCATCGTTCCGGTATCAAATATTCTTTGCAGCTTATTATCTACATCGGCATCTCTAACAAACATAGGGTCGGGTGCCGTCTCTGAATACTGAAAATACATTTTACGCTTGCACACTTCTACCTCTGTAGAAATCTCGCTAGGGTGAAACGCTCCACTCTTTCTCGGCCCTTTAATAAAAGCCAACCGGAAAAATTCAAGCACTAACTTTTTTCTAAGCTCAGGTGGTATCTTCTTATAAGCACTTAGTTTATGTGCTAAAAGCCTTATCTTATGGATAACCTGTTCGTCCGTCAAACGTTCAAACGTTAAATTAAAATTTATACTAGATAGAGTTTTTTCCTCTGTGTCGTATGCCTTTTTAAGTAGTTCTTTTAAACTCGCCATTGCTATATTTTACTCGAAGATAACCTCGGGTTTCTGAAACTTTGTTACTGCCGTCTTTATAATGCTGCCTATTCCGCTAACCAAAGACTTCATATCTCTGAACTTAACGTATTTGCTAAACATCTTTTCGCTTTTAACCGAAGTGTTTGAGGCTATGTGTATTATTTGGCATTTGTGGTGCTTCTCCAACTCTTCTACACAAGCCTTAGTATAAGATACCGGTGAGTAACCAGTAGGAACTGATGCAGAAGGGTCTCCGTCAGAAATCATAAATAACACTATCTCTTTATCTGTAAACTTTCTAACTCTGTCTACCGTAAGAAGTAGCGCGTGTCCGTCCCTATTAGTATTGTAAGCATTAACCTTAGCCAAACAACTTCTATTGCCTTTCTTCTTCCCCTCATAATAAACATGTATAAGGGTGCTCTCATCTGCCATTGAGTTACTGCTATCTGTTGTTGTGTGCCCGTAGCAGTAGTAGTCAACACCATTAACATTATTAAGGCTTCGCTCAAAAAGAACTGCCAAGGCTCGAGTTAACGTAACGTCATGTGTCATGGAGCCGCTCTCATCTATAAGAACAACAACAGTAACTCCATTGTTCTGTATCTTCGCTCTTTGCTTGTAAACGTTTTTAGCTCCTAGCACCGCTTCTACTAACGATTCTTCATCGAACTCCCCCTCATATAGCCCTCTATATGTGTCGCTTTGATTCCTGTTAAACTTCTGTATACTGCTCCTTAAAAGAGGAGCATATTGGTTTACCACAGTTAACGTTTTATCGTAAACGCTCTTGTTTCCGGTCTTAGACATATCCTGAAAGTAGGAGCCTAACTCGTATGGTCGTAAGTTCTTAACAAGTGGCATTGATACCATCATATCTTGTTCCATTCTTTCCTCATGCTTAGAGTTGTTCTCTATCTCACTTCTATCTAGGTCTTCTAGCATGTCGGAAACATTCCTACCTTCTTCAAGCTCTTGAAGAGACTGTGTTGGGTCTGCTTCTTTTATTTTATCAGCTATTGACTTTACAAGCTCTTTAAACGCCGCCTCCTCATCGGGAGTTATATCATGGTCATACTCATCAAACTCTTGATTCTCGGTAGTTCTATGGTCATTACCGGTGTTGCTGCCTTGGTTTCCCCTGCCTCCCTCTTTCGGAGAATCAGAATCATTAGAACTTTCTTGTTCTGATTTTCCTTTCTGCGGACTGCTACTACCGGAGTCACCTTTAGATTCCTCTGAGCCTTCTTCGTCACCTTCTCCCTCTGAATTACCGGCTACTTCGTCTTCGGAAGGACTCTCCTCAGAATCTCCTCCTTGTCCATCTCCATCACTATCGTTTGACTCGTCTTCCTGCTTTTCTCCATCTCCGCTAGCACCTGATTCATCCTGTTTGTCTTCCCCATCTGTCTCGCCCCCATTATCAGAACCTCCATCTTCATTTTCTGCATCTTCACTAGGTTGCTTGGAACGTCCACCCATGTCGGATTCACCTTCGTCGCCGGCCTGTGCATCGGATTGCTCTGAACCTCCGCGCTCGTTAGATTTTTCTGAATCTTTATTAGCATCTTCTTTTTTGGATTTACTATTCTTAGAATTTTTGTCGTCCTTATTTTTGTTATCAGTAGCATTGTTTTTACCCTTTCCTTGCCCTGATTGTTGCTGTTCACCATCAGAACCTTCACCTTCGTCAGAACTTTGACTAGGTTGACCTGGCTGTTGCTTTGGTGGGTTCAACTGCTTCTTATAATACTTCATAATTATGTTATAAATAGCATTGGCGCAAGAAACTAACTCTGTAGAAGTCTTTGGGTAAGGACTTAGTATTTTAATAACCTGTTTAAGCTCAGGCTCAAATTTTTCAACCAACTCCCTAGAGCACATTCTAGGGTAACGTATTAGGTGAAGTATCGTAAACATTAAATCGGTAAGGTCTTCACCTGTTGCGTCTTGCTCATTTTTAATAGCACCTTCTACTTCTACAAGACGATATTCAAAAACGTATCTTCTTAGTGCTGCAAGGTAATTAGCAAAGCCTGCGAAGCAGTCGCCAACTAACATTTCTATCCGCTCGTCTTCTAATATGTTTGCTAGTGTAGCTTTTATACTTCTTATGCTAGGGTCGGGGTCTTTAAACGCAAATTCATCAAGAACTGAATCTGTGTAAAGTATATGCGCCATCTCATGCACACCCTCACCCATAATAACATCTAGCCGGTGGTGAAAAGTTGGAAATTTAATAGAAGGAGCTAATGCCTCTGTAGAAACAACTATGCTCTTTTTATTCGTGCTATTAATAAACTCAGGAGTAAAAAGTATATTGATAGGCTCCTTAGTGTTACTCATAGAGCTAACCACCTTTCTAGTAAGCATCTTAGTTATTTCTAACTTCCTCTGAGGGTCAAGCCCCTTGTCGTCACGCATAGGAAGAATATACTTAGAGAAAGCATCAGTATCTTTAAGCTCCCGCTCCCAACCTGCGCGGTCTGTTTGACGAATGCTAGTGTAGTCCTTAGACTCTCTGCCTAGCCAGTCACTTTTTACTAACTCGTCGTAAAATGTTGGCTTTTTCATAGCTTTTGAATCTCTAGTTTAACCTGCCCTTTCTCTCCTCCATCGGTTTCGTCTCCTTGGTATTGATTTAATACTTCTTTTTCCGCAGCCTTGGCTATTGTATAACCATCATAAACCAGTTGGCCCATAGCAATAAGCTGTCGGGTAGATACTTTTTTACTAAGCTCTCCCATAGCCCGTATGTTGTTAGCAAAATCAACCATTACCGTTGCTTCGTTTTTGGTAATCTCTGTTCGCTTAACTAACACTTCTATTTCCCTGTCAGAAGGTGGGTAATCTATGTGTTGCGCGGAAAACCTATCCATCACCGCACTATCTATTACTGCCGTTCCTGAGTAATTGTAGCCAATATTAGCAGTAGCCCAAAAACAGGTGTCTTCATGCGCCTTTAGCTCTGTCTCATACATTGCATTTTCAACGTATAACGTTCTTCTCGAATCTAGCAGAGGTAGTAATATGTTATTAGAAGAAGGGTGCGCCCGAGACAACTCATCGAGTAAGTATTGATAACCCTTGTAAAGTATCTTACCTTCTTTATCCGGTGCTTGCTCTTGCCCCTTTAAGCACTTAGCAAACCTAGCATATTGATAAGCTGAGTGCCCTTGTTCATTTATTCGTTGGTTACCGCATAAGGTAGTGACAGGGTTTGATATAGCCATATCAAAGATAGCCATAGGCTTATGAACCTTAGCGGCGACAAGCTGTGCCAATTCAGTTTTACCACAACCAGTATCGCCGGTAAGTAAAATATTTTTCCTTCTTAATAGCGCGCGAAGTAAGAAAAACCAAAGGTCTCTATCAACCCAAAATCCATCTGCGTCAATAGTTGGAGGTTGTAAAGACTTGTCATTTTCTAGCTGCTCCAATAAAGGAACTCTTCTTGCCTTCTTATTAGGGGTGGCTGCGGGGTCGGAATCTATTAACGTGTTCCCGATAGACCAAGACTTATACTTTTTTATAGCGTCTTTGGTGAAATCATCTGAGAATGGCAAGAATGCAGCGTTTTCATCAACTATAAGAGCTACTGTAGCTCCTGATACGTAATTTCCGCTATCTCTAGGGGTTATTTCGTTAGTTGCGTATACTTGCCCTTCTTTCATGTTCTTAATAACATAGCGGGTAATGACCGGTAAGTCTTCATCTACATCTATAGGCTTTTTAGTAGACTTTTCAATAATTTTTTGGTTGCCTAACGGAAAAAGTATAACCTGTCCGTTTGCAACCTTAGCCCTTAAAAAAACTGGATTGGGTGCTGCGTTTGCCATCTGCTACTTCTTTTTTAGTAAAACTTCTTCTACAAACTGTGGGAACTTTGGGTCTACTTTCAAGCCGTATTGTTTGCTCTTACTCATATACGCCTTAGCTACCTCATCAGCGTTGTTGGTTATTAAAAATGGTTCATGTCTTTTTACAGTAGTTACCAAGTATAGTTTTATCTGTCCGCGAAATTCTTCGTAACCTATCTCTTTTACCTTTGGTAGCTTCTGCGGAATTTTTCTTTTCCTTTTCATTATATGTTAGTCAAAGATAGTAAAATAGCCTATACTTTAAAGAAGTTAATAAGCATTATTTGATTTTACTGATTATTACTTCTTCCTCTATTTATTAGTGCCTCGAACTCTGTAAGAGGTAGGACTGCATAGCTTTTTCCATTCTGCTCAAACTGAATTACTTGAACAGGTATTTTCCCCATTTTACATTTCTTTTCTATACCGTCAAGTTCTTTTATAGTAAGCCTATAACCTATCGCTTGCGTGGTCTTAGCCTCTATCTCCATATCTTCACTCTTAATATCGTTCTCCCCAAATCGGGCACCGGAGTTACTCGCTAGTTTACCTCCAAATTTTTCTCTAAGTGCCTTCTCCTGTTTACCGGAGCGTTTACGTGTTGGGGTCTCTTTGTTCAGCCATGCCGGATTTGACATATTTTCCTTGGTTTAGTATGCGCAACTCTTCGTCATAGAATTTTAGCATGTTTTGAACTCTAAATTTATTGTCCTGCACAGATTGTAGACGGGCCTTTAGAACCTCCTCTTCATCCATTAGGTCGAAAGAAGTTTCTAAAAGCTCGTTATACTTTTCCTGTATCTCTTTTCTACTGTCCGATTGCAGCATACACTTTTTCTTTAATTTCAAGGTATAGTTCCTCGTTATCCCTAAGCAACTCAACAACTTTATCTTTGCCTTGTCCAATCTTAATGCCCTCGTAGCTATACCAAGAGCCGTTAAGAGAAACGATACCAAATGCAACTGCTAAATCTACAATCTGCAACTGCTTATCAGACTGGCAGTAATTTTCTCCTCCCTCTAGGCTGATATAGTAAGACATAAACCGGTAAGGGATGCCTGTTTTATTCTTAGTGTTCTCTATCTTAATGTGAACACCTAAAACCTGCGTCTTGTTCTTACTAGTAACCTTCTCTTCTATTCTAGTTTTCATTGAAAGACCTTTTCCGTGGCGGATTCCCCTGCCTCCTTGGGGTATCTCATAAGAATACATACCTATCGAAGAGTAGCTTTGATTAACGATGTAAAGCGTAGTAGGGCTTTCGGGGTCTTCGTTAGTATTTGCATTTAACGCTGCTTGCCATTTGCGTATTGCCTGATTAGTTTGCAACGCATTTTGGTTCATCTTGTTTTCCTGCATTTGGTTCTCTATTTCTTTATCAGCACCAATAGAAGCGATGCTATCAAGCATAATAAAACCAACTAACGGGTTTCGTATATAGGCATCCACAATATCTACCGCCTGTGAGAATAGCTTAGGTCGGAAATATAGAACGCCTAAAATATCAATACCAAATAAGTGCATAAAATCGGGGTCGGTAGTTCCCTCAATGTCTACCATAACCTGTATGCAGGTCTTAGGCTTTGAACAATTACTGCAACTGCAACTCTTTAAGCTAGGAAACTTATTTTCATCTAGCTCCCATTCTGCTTTAAGTGAGCCGTTAGTGTGGCAGTTAAAGCAATACTTCTGCCATTTACCCATAGCTATAAGCCCATTACGGGTCTTTCCTGAGTGCTCTTGCCCCAAAGCCTCTATCATTCTACTGATAGGGTAACCTCCATTGTTTGTAAAATCAATAGCCGGCTCATCACTACGAACCTTATATATCCTAGGTATATTATCTCCGGTCTTAATAACATTACTTCCGTAGTGTTTATTAAGGTCGTTGGTAAGAACCCTTAGTTTGTCAAAGTTATTTACCGATGTTTCTACCGTCTTCTCGGTTGCTACTGTGCTATCAACCTTCTCTGCGAGACTCTGTTTTTTTGCCATATAGGTGCTACTTTTTTTAGTGGTTGTTTCTTCATATAATCTTTACCAATTTTTGCCCAGTTATCATAGGCTCCACCGTCACACGCTATTGGAACTCTACAGTTAGGGAAAATATTAACCATAATATCTTCTACAACTCTGTAGGCTTCTTTATAATCTGCATCAGAAGCGTCAATAACATACTCATCATGCACTACTAGTAAAAGGTGTGCGTCCAATCCTAACTCTTTAAATGCGTTGTCAATTTGCTGAATAGCTAACTTCATCAAATCTCCTGCGCCCCCTTGTATTTTTGTATTAATTACAATTCTGCAACCGGAGCCGTAGGTCTTTCTATTTTTTAACTCGTTGACCTGGCGGATTCTTCCTCCAAGAGTTCTTACATAAAAGTCGTTAGCTTTAACTTTATTAATTTCTCTTTGAGACCAGTCAGCGAAACCTGAGTAGGCTATGTAGTAACCATCAATAATTTTTTCGGCTTGCTCTACAGTAATAGCCTGCTTTTTATATTCTTCTTGAGTAATCTCTCCCTTACGAACTTTCTTTTTAAGCTCTGCGTTAAGGGTGTATGCCAAACTATCTCCTCCCATTCCGTATAAGATAGCGAAGTTAAGCGTTTTACCCTGCTGCCTGCTAAGTGAAAGTCCTACCAACTTACTTACTGAATCTGCGGTAGCTTGGTGCAAGTCGGCTCCTTCCCAAAGAAGTTTAGTTAACACAGCATCTCGGCTCTCGTGGGCCATTATACGTATCTCAATAGTAGACCAGTCTAATACGAGTAGCTTTCTACCTTCATCTGCAATAAAGGCAGAACGAACACGCTTATCACTTTTTGGTTGATTCTGTAGATTAGGGTCAGAAGAACTAAACCTCCCTGTTCGCGCTCCGGTCTGATTAAAGTTCCCGTGAAGACGGTTATCCCTGTCAAGTAGTAAAGGAATTTTATCTACATAAGTATTGAGTAGCTTTTCTAACTTATTATAATCGCTTATAAGGTCTGCTACATCATAACCTCTATAGGATAATTCTTTAAGCGTTGCATCATCAACACTTCTAGCCCCCTTGTCAGTAGTGGATATGCAGGGGTAACCTAACCGGTCAAATAAAACTTCTGCTAGCTGCTTATTAGAGCCTATATTAAACTCACAACCTGCCGCAGCATATATTTCTTTAGCCAACTCTTCTTTGTCGGCGTGTAGCTGCTTAGAAAGGTCAAAAAGTATCTTAGGGTTTATCTTAACTCCGCGCATCTCCATTTCAGCTATAGGGATAATAATAGGCATTTCTATAACCCTGTAAGTATTCATTAGCTGCTTGCGCTCTAATATGGGTAAAAACACCTCTTCAAGCCTTCCGGTGTTGAAAGCATCGGCACAGGCATACCTACCATATTCATCAAAGTTTACGTTAAACCAATCAGGATTCTTAACATCAATTATCTCATCGAGTTCTGTCATAGTCTCTTTGAGATACCGTTTAGAATTATCCTTCAACCCTTTTGGCGCATTAACGTCAATAAGGTAAGCCATAATCATCGTGTCGTGAAGAAGATTGAACACATTAAAGCCATACTTCTTAGCCACCTTGTAATCAAACTTTCCGTTGTGCGCCGTTACCTGAGCGCCATCTAATATCTTAACTATGTAAGGTTTAGCAACCTCCCAATCAATTCCTTTTGTGTGCTTGTAGTTATACTTAACGTTTATCTTTTTGCGTTTGTTGTCGGGGTCTTGCTCTTTCTTATTAACTGTAGCTGTAAAGTTAATCTCAATGAAAACAGGGTCGTTGTGCCAGTCCCACATAGAAATACCGGTCATTTGAAACTCTTCATCTATCGAGGTAGCTTCATACTTTAGTCCGGTTGTCTCCGTGTCAAACACTAGCTTTTTTAGAGCCCTTTCCGCGTAGTTTTTTAGTGCTGCCTCCGTCCTTATAAGCTCGTATTTCATTACCATTCTTTTTTATGTCCTGATATAACCGCTTTGTATAGCCGGCTAACTCATCACAGAACTCGTTATGCCTATTCCCGTTGTGCCCTTTAACCCAACGAAAATCAACAACAATATTTCTCTGCCGTAATATATTAATAGAAAGCTCTAACTCTTCCCACAACTCTTGATTCTTAACAGGCTTTCCTTCTGAACCTATCCAATTATTTCTTTTCCAGTTTGAAATCCAACCAAAGTATATTGTGTCACATAAATACTGGCTGTCAGAAACAACAGTGACTTTTTTATACTTAGCATAAAGTTGATTAGCTGTAAAATACTTAATGCCGGATAAAGCTGCCTGAACTTCCATCACATTGTTAGTGGTAGCCATTTGTGCTCCGCTCCCATAGTGAAAAATAGAATTGGAACCTGAGCTTTCTGAATAACAGTAAGCCCAAGCTCCAATCTTATCAGCAATTTGTGAACTGCTGCCGTCTGTGTGAATTAATAATTCCACTCTTACTTTCTGTTAGGTGTAAATAAGGTTTCCTCTTCTTCTGCGGCTTGTCCGCCACCGGAATTATCGTTGTTGTCTTTGTTTCCATAACTCAGCAAAGTTTCTAACTCTGCATCTTTTAATGGAGCATATAAAACGTGAATGTTTGGTATCGGGCCTGTGTAGCCTACGCCTTTCTTATAAATATAAGAGTTAGGGTCGGCAGGGTTTTTAACCATCTTAACGTTAGCGTTATAGTTCTTAACGTCTTTAGTCAATTTGCAAACCTTACCAATAAGCGTTCCACCAACATCGTCGCGCAGCTTCTTAACACTCTTAGCCAAACCCAACGGCATAAGAAATATTTTAGCTACTGGTTTACCGTCAAACTCACCGTTTCCCTTATTGGCTTTAGCATCCCAAGTGCCACGGTAATCTAAAATAGGGAACCCGATAGTATTCCTTGCCGAGCTAACATTAGTATTCTTAGTGCTGCATAGAACACAATGGTTCTGCGAAGACTTTTGGCACCCCTCTGTTATATAGTAGGTTTTGCCTGCCTTGCTTCTCATCTTAATTCCATGCGCAGGAAATACTATAGGCGCATCGGTAAGAAATTCAATATCTGCCTCTCCGCCGTCTAACAGATAGAAGTTAGTGTTCATCTTAGTAAAACCGTGTTCATCTTCTACGGCTTTATAAGACTGAGACTTCATTTTCTCTATCTCATCCCAAGCGTCTCCACTTGATTGTTCTCCCGTCTGTGAGGAAACTTCCTCATCTTCTGCTTCACTGCGTTTTGGCATACTTTGTTTTTGGTTTAATTAATAAAAAATCTTTAGTCCTCTACAACCCGTTGTTTTAGTTTGTTGTATGCTTCTACAACCTGACCTACCTCCGGTTGTTTGCCTTCGCCCTTTATCGGGGCTGTTGTTAGAACTATGTTTGAGGCAATCTCAAACAACTTAATCTTTTGGTCTAGGTTTAATTTGTCCGCCATGTGTTTTAATTTTTGTTTATAGAAGTAGCAAATATAGGTATTGTTTTTAAGGTGGCAAATCAATCCTGTTAATACTTCAATTTTTGTTAGTAAATTTTGCCTATTTTATCTTGCTAAGAAACTCAGACTTAGCCGAGGGATTCTGCCTAAACACACCTCTAAACGCTGTAGTATCTGTAGAGGCATTTGGTTTGCACACACCGCGCATTTCCATACACATGTGCCTAGCATTTAAGTGAACAGCTACACCCAACGGTTCAAGCTCTGAATGCTTCTGTAGGTGGTCGGCTATCTGATTAGTTATACGCTCTTGATTTTGGAGCATGTGCGAGTAATATTCTACCAACCGTGGTATTTTACTAAGCCCAACAATTTTTTTGTTAGGAATGTAGGCTACCGTGGCTGTGCCGAAAAAAGGAAGCATGTGGTGTTCACATAGCGAGTAAAAAACTATGTCCTTAACGGTAACCATCTCATCTGCATCTTCGCTATCAAAACAGGTCATAACAAACTCTCTTTTCTCGAAGTTGGTAAAGTCCTCTATAAATTTTGCATACCTCTCAGGTGTGCCCAACAATCCCTCTCTCTTAGGGTTTACTGATAAGTTACTCAGTATTCCTTTTACGTGCTTTGTGATATTTGTAACTTTCAGATTCATAATACTCTTTTAGCTTTTGTAATACATTTAATTGGAAATTGCATACCCTAAGATACTCTTCCTGCTCCGAAGGGTATAGCTCAAAGAAAAGTCTTAGTAAACGATACCTGGCTTTTTCAGTTGCAGAAGCTCTAAACAAAGAGACTAAGCCATCCCTGAGAAGACCATTACCAATAGACCTATCGCTATTTTCTTTTTCGAGCTTAAACTGGCCTCTGAGCGAGTAAAACCGGTAAATAAATTTTAAGGTCTTTCTAAGTAGGTATAGTGCTTTCATTTTCGAGAAATTTTAAACAGCCCTTATAAATATCCGCCTTAAAGAAAACGAGATTTTCATAAGCACCCAAATAAAATGTCTCTTCTTTTGCCCCCAGTCGTATAACAATCTTCTCATACGAGAGATAATTACGTGGTTTTGTGGCTTCTAGCCCCGCATTTTCAGTAATATTGTTGTAAGACATAGGAGTTATGGTTAAAAGAAGTGCTTGGTCTCCAAAACGTTCTTTTAGCGCGTCCCTTAAAGCTGTGCATAGCTTAATTACTTCCCTGTTACCTCTTTCTAGCCGACCCAACTCCATCCTGTGCTCATCGGTTGTTGGAAACCTCTCTAAATACTCTTGTATTGTTGGCATATTACCTATTTTTTAGTTTTTCTAATATCTCCCTGTATTCTTTTTTATATCGCTGTGAGAACGACAGTTCAAACTCCAAAAAGCTCCATCTGTTTTGCTTTGCTTCTAACCACTCTGTAGAAGATTTAACTAGTGCAGGGTCTTTCTTAGTGTATGGTATAACGTATACGTCAGCGTCTTTTTTAACCCTATCGTGAATTTGAAAAGCGCACCTATAGCCTGCCATATCATTATCGAGTGCCAAGTTTATAACTCTATGCTTTAACAGCATTTTTTCCTGAGACTCTGTAATTTCACTTCCTAACACTCCGGTAACCTGTGTGTCTCCATTTTGCCAAACCATCCAAGTATCTACCTCACCTTCAACATACGTCCGCTCCTCAGTCGGCTCATAATTGTATAAAAATTGCTCTTTTACAAACCCGTCAGAATACCAAAAATTCTTAGGGTAAACACGATACTTAACACCATACACCTTATCGTTATAAAGCATTGGTATAGTTATGCGCTTCTCAAAAGTGTCATAACCTACCTTAAAGTGCTTTAGCGTCTCCGGTAAAATACCTCTGTCTATCATGCTCTTTGGCAACCTAGTTCCGAGGATATAGTCCCTACCCTCTTGCATAATTCTACCACTGCCGGCATACTCCTCAAAGAAGTATTCTATTGCTATATCAAAAGGAACATTGTGCTCAACTAAAAAAGAGAAAATAGTTCTATACTCTTTGCAAGCAAAGCATTTACAATGCCCCTTCTCTAGCGAAATATGAAAAGACGGGTTATTATCGTCGTGATAAGGACAAAGCATTTTAAAACCTTGAGCAGTTCTGCTTAACCGCTTAGGATGAACATACTGATTGAGTATAGACTCTATATCAAGCATTGTATCTATTTTTAATAATTTCTTCTAACGCTTGCTTATGCTTAGTAGCTATGTCTTCCGGCAAACCTGACATTGTTTTAGTAAGAATGGAAACACCTGAGCTTACTTTTTCATTTGAGTTTATTGTGTCCTTTAGCTTATTAGCTACCGACTCAAGAGCCTTGGTATTTTTATCTATCCTATCTATCATTTTTACATCAACAGAGCTTTTACCTAGAATGGCTCTCCAAATAAGAACCAACGCGCCGGTGACACTAAGTATACCAAAAAGAACTCCTGTTTTAAATATCCAGTCCATGTGAAAAATTTAAGGTAACTTTACAGCGTATACGCAGAAAGTTAACCGGTTAAAAAAGATTTTGGTCGTCGTCCAACTGAGACATAACTCCAGTAAGTTTCTGAACAACTGTAAAGTCCATATTACTAAAGTCCATCTTGTAAATTATTTTATTTCGAGTTCCTCTGCGAATTTTAACCGTATCAAGTCCTATCTCTCCTTTAAGTTCCATAGCCTCATCCGCATACATAATAGCAACTATATCAGAATCGCGTGTATAGCCCTTACTGTAAGCCAAATCATCTATCTCGCCCCCTTTGTCCGACTTACCCTTACCACCTTTTATGTGCGTGGTATTTATTATAGGGGTTCTGCGAACTCGGGTGGCTCTCTTCATTTGAGAGGTCAACGTAGCTATGTCCTTCCAATCGTAACTATCCGATAGATTGTGTGAGCCATCTAAGAACACTGCGCAGGGTTGGTAGATTGCCATATAGTTTTCTACATCAGAAAATCTAACGCAATCATCAACAATTTTTATGTTACTAGTAACCCTACTCAAATATTTATCATATCTCAACTCTTCCTGCTGTGTTAGCTGCCCACGTAAAAAATTTCCATACGGTATCTTGGCCCCCATACAGTCCAAACGTTCACTAAGCTCCTCATTATCCATTTCGCAAGAAACTATAAGTATGGGACGTGTTATTGAGGAAAGTTTTAAGACTGTATCTAGCCATTTAGCCATCTGCAATAACAACCACGTTTTACCCAAACCTTCTCTTCCGGCTAGCGTCCATAGGTCGGCTTTTTTATATCCCATAGAAAACTCATCAAAATCTGCGTTGCCACAGGACAAGTAAGAGATACCTCCGTTTTGCTTTATTTCTTCATAGCGGCTTATCCGGTTTGTTCCGGACATTCCGTAGTCAACAACACGCATCTCGTGGTCGCTATTGTATTCGACTATCGCGTCCTGAAAAATGTTTATAGCATTTTTCTTATTCTTAGCACTGGCAAGTATCGCATTTTCTACGACACCCTCTTTATGCTTATCTACTAACTCTTTTAGCCAATATGTAGCGGGGTTTCCGTTGGCATTAAGAGAGATGGAAAACTTAGCTTCCACCGTTGGTATATCCGGTAACTTACCATAAGTTGCATAGTAATCTTTAACGAATAAAAACTGAGCGGCGTATCGTTGTGTTAAGTAAACGTCCTTAACTAAAAACAGTGTTGTCGCATCATTTTTTTCTAGTATTGAATATAGAAGATTCTCCTGTATCACTGTCTTTGTTGGGTTTTACGGTTTGCAATAAACTTCCTCTGTAATCGGTTCCGTCTACCTCACATAAAAAACATGCCTCTGTGAGAAGTGAGGCTATTGCATTTGAATACGTAGATTTAAAAGAGCCGGCTGCTAAGTTACTTGTTATCCAAGTAGCCTTATTATCCTGCGTTCTGTATCTAAGCACATAGTCAAAGGCAGAAGTAACTAATTCTTTACTTACATCGGAGTAAGAAAACTCCTTTCCTGCATCGTCAATGCCTAAGTATTGAACATTCATCAGTTTACTAAGTCCTGCTTCGCCTTTCCAGTTCCTTGTGTAGTAAGATACAAGCATAGGAAAACTAATGACCTGGCATGTGTATCGCTGTCTAACAAACTCCTTAAAGGCTAAGTTCATTAAAAGAGTTTTACCTAGCCCATACTCTCCGGTAAGAAGAACACCCTTATGCTGAGGTGTCTCCGCGCTTGCTGCAACGTAGTCAAGAATAAACTTTTTTATAAGAGGGTCTCCGGTAAAATCATCGAACGTTTTATCGTGCCACTTAGCAAGTATTCCTACGCTTCTATACACCTCATTATATGAATCCACCTCCGGTATTCTTGCCATTATTCATTTGTTTATTGAACGCAAATAAAATATCGTTTTTGCTGTATAGAAGACTGCCTATAGTTGGCTTTCCCCATCGCTTTGTCTCACAGTTAGAAATGAAAAAAGGTATCAGCTTCAATAAAGTATTACACTCTATATTATCTGTTAAGTGCTTGGCTTGCCCAAAATCTTTCTGTGAATACTTAGGTGCTTTAATCATCGGAGATTCAAACCGGTAATGTAAAGCGCAATACATGTCTATATAGCGTAAAACATCATTTGGAGTTATCTTACCTTCCCTGTAAGACTTACTCACTATTGTAGAAACAACTACTCCTACCTTTTTAGCCAAATCAGGCTTATGTATGCTTGCGCAAAACTTAGAGTAGCCGTTGTATAGCTTGTCTATTTGTTTGAGTAGTGGGGTGAACTCGGGGTCTTTCTCCACTGACTCTGCTGTGCTAGGGCTGCTAACTTCTTTTGACTCTTGAAATAAATATTTGTTGGTCATAAAGTTAACGCTATGCCCTATCAGTATAAGTTCTTTATCCTGAGTATACCGAATAAATCCCTTCTTAATTAATTTATCTAGGCCCAACTCCAACTGCTCCATCCGGTTTGTAAAAAATTCCCTCAGCGAACACATATCAACATAGACAGGATTTCCCACAAACCCGCCATTCTCCTGATACACGTAAGCCAAGGGAATTAAAGTCGCCATCAAAAACAACTCGGGGTCATAAATAAAATCGGGGGATAAAACTATCCCCCAATCTTTAAAAAGCCTTTGTTGATTCTGCTCTAGCATGTTACGCTAAATCTCTTTTAATGGTTTCCATATCTTCGTCCATCTTCTCCATAACCAATTTTCTAGCAATATCAATAGTCTTACGGGCACTATCGAGGTCTGCCGGTGTTGGGTCAAGAGGTAAAGTAACCCCTACGCCATATTTCAAGCTATTGAAATCGCCTAGGTTCTTAGTAAGACCAATGCTAACATCAACTGTTCCTGCCGGCTTAACCGTAGCAAGTGTTGCTGTAGCTACCTCATCTTTAACCGGTGAGAAAGAAAGCAAAGCGTCCGGTGTTTTACCGTGTTTAGCTAAGGCTTCTGCCTGCGCAGCGAGAATTAACCTTGTAAATTTAGCTGCTGTATTTCTTCCATCTACTTTCTTAGGGTCAACTCCATAGATAGCAAGTATTGCTTCTAAAGAATCTTCCATACCACGTAACTGCTGCTCAGTGTATATAACACCTTGGCTAACTGTAGCGGTATCTTTTTTAGGTTCGGTTTGAACAACCTCTTCTACTTCTTCGCGTTTCGGCATTTTGTTTTTTGGTTTAAAATTCGTTTTTGTAATAACTACGTTCGTAAGCGTAAGCGTCAAACAACTGCTGTTTAATTGTTATAGGCAAAGGCTTACCTCTCTTAATAGATTTACTTTTAAAAATCTCAATAAGTTTAGGGGCCAATATGTCTACAGAATATAACCGTTCTCCGGCAATCTCTTCTCCTTTACGCTCACCACAGGTAATAACCTTGGCAGGTTTACGGAAATTAGCATCAGGCATGTGCCCATTAGTAATCATCTTGTAGAACAAGTGTTTACTTCTGCGGCATTTTTTAGCCATCTCACTAACTGAGTAAAAAGAAACTGGTGGCTTGTTAGCCTTTATCAGCATTTGAATCATTCGACACCTCCTTAACGATTAAAGCAACCGTTGGTTTTCCCTTGACCGTCCAATCTTTCAAGTCCTCTAAGGTTATAAGCCCTTCGGACAGCATTTGTTCAAGAGCATTAGATTGTAGAACAGGAACAAGTATAATAAACTTGTCCGCCTCCTCTCCTAATTTAGAACGAACTGCATCTATAATGTTATCTATAGGCTTAACGGTTCCGTCTCTAAACTGCTTCTGAATAAATATTTTTGTTTGACCGTCTTCAAGCTCCACCGTAATCTCTTTGTGCTTACCGTTTAATACGACTGGTATTGTTGGGTCTTCCAGTAAACGTTCGATTTCTTTTTTGGTGTTGGTTTTTTGGGTGGCTAGGGCATCTTCTGATTCTTTTACCATCAGATACGATGCTCCCGCCATCCCAAGTTTAACCAAATTTTCGTTCTTGCGAACGGGCATTGTTTAGAATTTAAAGTTGAAACTAAACACCCGGTCAGCAGGGCGTAAAAAGTCAGTTTCGCCGTCTTCATCAAACTTCACAAAAATCTTCGAGCCTTCGATTTTTACAACCTGACCACTGTATAGCTTACCCTTAAATTTAGGGTCGTTAAGCTCTACCTGAACCTTTTGGTCAAGCTCTAGGTCTTCCTGTTTCAACTCAGTAGGCTCAGAAGCTACATTGTTTTTAACCGGCATTCCTTTAAACGAATCTTTAGAAAGCGTGCTAGCTGTATCATCTACAACTTCTTCTGCTGCCGGCTTCTCAGGTTTACTGGTTGATTTCTTTGGCTTTTCGGGCTTGTTAGTTGAATTTGTTTCTTCCATCTCTCCACCGCCGATAAACTCAATTATTGGAGCATAGATTTTACCCTCGTGCTCAATAACTTCTGTTTTTCCCTCGAACGTGAACATACCTTGTAGTTTTAAGGTTCTCTTCGTGAAACTCATCTGTTTTTGTGTTTAGTAAATAAATAAGAAGTAGCAAATATAAGTATAGAAAGAAATTAAAAAAATTTCTGCCTATAAAAATTCTATTTAACTGAAATATTATTGCAAAAGGTCGCCAATAGCAACAACATAAGAACAGTCTCTACCAAACTTTGTATATAAACTAGTTCCGGCAGATATTGGCTGCAATGTAAATAGAGTATAAAACCGGCTCAAAGCAATATGAACAGTAGCTACATCATAGTCCTTATGAATTATAACATCGCCTTTCTTTAAAGAAGGCAGTCCATTAGTTATAATATCTACCAAGTTCTCTTTTGTTACTGTATGTGTTGTCATTTGCAAAATTCTTTTTTAAACTGAGCAAGCCCCATCTCGGGGAATATTTTGTGGTGCAATCTACTAAACATTTTTTTAGCTCCGTCAGGCCCGTAATAGTAATTTTGATACGGAGAAATGCTATCGAGAGGGTAAAACACCAAAGGCTCACGCTTATTCGGCCCTTCCCTAAGTATTCGACCAACTGCCTGCTCTATATCTTTTTCAGGGTGTATAAAAATTAAAGTGTCCGCAGTATCTACGTCCATTCCTTCCTTGGCTATTTTATCTATACCGAGTATTATAGAGCAGTTTTCAAGAACATGCTTTTCATACTCATCTAAATCTGTAACGCCAAAAGTATTTTTTACATAGTCTCGCCAGTCCTTAGCTTTCTTAGAACAAATTACTCCGACTCCTTCAATTCCGGCTTCTAGTAACCGGTCACACAACGTGTAAAGAATTTCCTTACGTTTAGATAAAACTATAGGCTTTCTTCCGGTCTTGCTGCAAAGAATAATTAACTCAAGTATAATGGCGTTCCTTTCCTCAATAGTTATTATAGCAGAATCAATCGCAGCCATAGAAATTCCAGCATACCTGTAAAGCCGGTCTCTTTCTTCGTAAACAGTAAACTCTTCTTTTGTGGTAGAATCTTGGCACTTAAATGCCCACTTCTCTTTAGGGTCTTTAAACTTTTTAGTAAGTATTACATCTCTTCGCTTATCCGTGTTATCCCGCCAATTCACTTCTTCATACTCAGATAGTTGCTTTAAAGGTGTGCAACGCTTATCTAACGTTCTATACTTTCTAAGGTCTATAGAAATACCTGTGCGTAAAGGAATAACCACGGCTTTTTTTCTTGGACGGTCTAACACTAAACTTTTACCACAGTGATATTTGAGCACTTCCTCTGTCCCGTCCTTACGCCGAAAAGTCGCGGTAAGAGATATACGAAACTTGGTGCAAGTTTTACTTAGTATAAGTGAATAGGTATCTGCACCTATTCTATGCACTTCATCAAATTCAGTTATACCAAACTGAGAAAAAAACTTTAGGTCAAAACGCTTATCACTCATCAAATCATACGTAGTAATAGTAAGGTCGTATAGTGTCTTTTTTGAATCGTCATACATTCCACAAGTCCAGTCAGGAAAAAATTCTTTCGCGCTATCAAACCATTGTGTAGCTAACTGGTGTGTAGGAACTATTATAAGCGCATTAGTCTGTAACATGTAAGCGGTATACAACCCTAAGATTGTTTTTCCATCCCCGCATTGAACTATGTAAGTTAGGTCTGTTTCCCCAGCGTTAATACAATCCATTACATAGCCTTCTCCGTAAATGAATGGCTCTTGGTAGGGGCGCAGCTTAAAACTGTCAGAAATGCCCTTCTCTATCAATTTTCCGGTGCTTCTGTTGTCCTTATATTGTGGGTTTTTAAAGAACCTATCGGGAATGTTGCGGGGAAGAAAAATACTTTTTGTGCTTTCATCAATGTCGTAATAGTAGTTATACTCCTTAACGTTTGCAAAGCGGGAACGTCTACGAGCTTCATTATACTCAGGGTTTTTAATACACAGCAAAGCAAGAAGACCTTTAACGTCCTTTATGTTACTTGCTTCGACTCTTAGTAGCGCATCTAACTGATTCATCCCTCGTAGTTGTATTCTTCGGTGTAAAGATAATTATATGCTTCTTACTTAAAAATAAAAAAGGTAGCCGTTTTAAAGCTACCTGTATTTCCTCGCGCGTGCGCCCGCGCGTGTTTATTATTATAATATATAAATATTAATATCCTAATCTTAATGTATTTTAATCTAATAATACTATAAGATATTTGCGGAAGGCCGGAAAACCGACCTCCGCTTTTTATAATTCATAAGTAACCATAATATAACCCCTATTGCCGGAAGGAGCCACATCAAATGTTACATTATCAAAAAGGCCGCCATCAGTTCTACACAGCCTTATAAGAGTTGGAGTTATTTGGTAAACGCTGCCTGAACTGTTGCCGGAAGTAACGTTAGCGGAGCACAGGTCAAACCACAAATCATCAGCGTCGTTACGAATAGTAACTGCTACCGAACGTATCTTTTTCCAATCCGAAAACCCGTGGGTAACATCAAATATTTGTGTGGCATTCATATCCCAATTACCTATAGTAAGTTTAGCTATAGCCAAAGTAGCTCCGACGGAAACGACTCTTTCATTAATAGCAGAGGATAAAACAGCATCAGCAGCTATATAAGCGGCAGTAACAGCAGCATCACCATTAGTTCTAGCTGTTGCTTCTGTAGAAATAGCTGTAGTTCTGTTTGAAACCTCAGACGCTATTAGGCCGGCGAGGTAGTTGTGGGCATTAATACCAACACCTGCAATTTGCCAAACAATAACTCCAGGTGCGACAGTTATGCCAAAAACAGTAATAGTCTCTCCATTATTGGAGTAGGCACTAGAACCTCCTACAAACTCTCCTCCTGCACCAAAAGCAACTGTATTAAGTTGTCCGGTGTAGTCTAGTGTTATGTAAAGAATACCATAATCTCTATAAGAGGAATGTGGAATAAAGCCCTTCAAAATATTATCTGAACCCATAGAAACGTAGTGATAGTTACCGGCACCAAGAGTTGCTTTTTTGGTAGCCGTGTTCCATGTAGCTCCTGACAAGTTAGCTTTTATGTTTTGGGTATTCTCGAAGTAGTTAGGTTCAAAAATTTTGGCATACCTTTTATCTTGAAAATTTAGCTTTTCAATAATACTCTTATTGCTCTGAAAGGTTCCATCATCATAAGCAGAACTACCCAAAAAGTTTAAGTCTTCGGGCGTATAGGTGTTGCTAAAGTATTCATAAACCAACTCAGAAGTAACGGGGTCTACTCTAGGAGTAACTGTTCCCAAAATACAAATAAAGTTAGACTGAGAAGAGGGGTCTTCGGTTATCGTTATTGAAACGTTTTTATAATTAAGCACTTCGCAAGAAGGAACTAATGTCGGGTATTCAGAAGACTGTATACCGCACAAAGAAGGAGAAGTTCCAAAAGTTTCTGTAACCAAATCCGCAGTTAAAATAATGTAGTAGGCTTTAGGTAGGGGAAGCGGGGAGCCGGTAGGCGTGGTAAACGTATCAGTAAAGGTAGAAAATGTGGTAGCTAAAAGATTAAACCGAACACCTTTATAAGCCACATACCCATCTGAATATGACAAATCAAAAGAGTTAGTATCATCTCCGCCACTTGACTCATGCGTTATATTAGTTACAGAAATAACCACAGTAGATTCTACACCAAGTAATCGGCTAGACTCATCCATAGCATTATGAATAACTTCCAACTCCTTGTTAAAGTCTATAGCGTTAAAGTAGGCGGGTCTGCCTTTAAAGATTACTCTTTTTATCTTTTGCGCCCAAGAAAACGGTTTCGCTGTAATAGCCATTATATGTAATTTACGTTTATAGTTGACGAATTAGAATCCACAAACCAAGAATACAAAGGAACCACTTTTTTTACAAAGTCTGTAAATACAGAAGAAGTGTCCTGAGAATCCTCAATAGTAATTGTTATTTCACTATAGTAATCTTCCCAAGAACCGTCTAGTAACGTAGGAATAAGTAGCGGGTCGGTTAGAGGAGATTGAGGGTCTAACTCATCCTCTAAATTCTGCCCATTAGGTAGTATACCGCCATCCAAGGTAAAAAAATGTATAAGCGGGTATGGAATGTTATACTCAATAGTAACTGTTCCTTGAGATAAGCACTCAAGAAGTTTAATTAAGCCCCACTCAGTTCCTTTGCGGGAGAAAATAGAATACTTATTAAAGTATAGGCACTCTAAAGAAACTTTAGGTGTGCTAATCAAAAAGTCGCCACCAAACTCCAGTATAAACCTTCTTAGGTCTTCTATTTTGGCGTTGGTTAGAGGGTGGTAACTTTCCTCATAATTTTCTATCTCCGCGTTCCTAGCATCAACAACAGCATCTAAAACATTGCAAAGGCTTCGCAAGTTTGGGTTGTTCTCCATAATACTAGGAGGTATGTGACCTGATATTTTTTTAAGCTCTCTCATTATTGCCCTCCAATTATGTTTACAGTTACGCTACTGTTATCCCAATCTATAAGCTGAGTGTTTTCGACAACGATGTCTGCCGGTGAAGCAGGAGAACCGGTAACGTATAAAGTGGTAAAATCAACGTTTTGAGCACCTGCCACATTGCTTATAATAAGACTAGCTAGCAAACTACGAACAACACCGGCCCCAAATTTTGCATAACGCTGAGCATCTAAGTAGTCCTGAACAACCTCATTTGCTACTGCCTGTGCGCCGGCGTTAGAAAATCCACTAAGTATATACACATCTATAACTGCCGTAATAGCAACGTAGCTAGCAGAAGAGACAAGCAGTGCTCTACCCATACCAAGTTTGCTGTGCGGAGTTAAAAAATAGTCCTCAACCTCTGCGCCTTGCGTTGGGCTAATATTCTGACTTCCTACAGGAACTACGAATAAGAAAGAGTAGTTGCTTATGTTTATGCTCTTAGCATTTTTAACCCACTGTAGCTCCTTGCAAATTGTCTCCACATCTTCGTCGCTAACGGCCCTGTTAAGGTTGCGCTGAAAACCTATTGCTCTTTGACGAAGAGTTTCTAATGGAAGAAGATTCGTTCCACCTAAAGCGTCCTCATTCTGAACAAATGAAACTATGCCTGTAGCTGTATTATCAGCCTTTAAAACGTTTAAGAAAGCGGAGGCTATATTCCCTATAGCACCTCCGCCGACTCTGTAAGTTAAAGTAAATGGTGTATTTAGAACAGGGTAAACACCAAAGCCACCTTTAGGAAATATAACCTCTGCCTGACCAAGTTCGTTGTAAAAAACCATAAAGTGCTTAGTGTTCGCTGCGCCAAGAGCAAAGGTCTGCGTCTCCACAAAACTAGCATCTCCGTTAAGGTCAAGTTTAACAGATAACTCGCAAACATTTTCATCGGTAATAATTATAGAGCGACCATTAAAACTACCTGAAAGGCTCTTATACACTCCGTGGGAAAATGGAACCGCCAAGGTTTGATTGATGCCCGAAGACGGGATAGTAAACTCATCATTGGTAAATGTAAATAAGTCGTCGCTACCTTGTAAGCCTATAAGAATAGTTCCCCGAGGAACTGTTTCTCCCGAAGAAGTGGGCTGAAAAGTAACGTCAACGTCCATAACTGCCGACTTATTGCTAGGAGGTTTAAAGCCGTTGCTTGTAGCCTTATGCACCAAACTTCTATAAAGCTCTGCGGTAGTTCCAAAAGCCTCTTTAGAAAAGTGGTTTATATAAAACATATCCTTATCAGAAATAAGGGCAAAAAGTTCGACCAAAAATCTACCAAAATCCGATTTGCTTCGGTCAGTCCACTGAGGGAAGTAGGTGTCGGCCCACCCACCGGCTTTGAAAACACTGTCTACTATAGAAGCAAAATCTACAGAAGTAAGCTGCCCAAGGTTAGGGTTAAGTATTGAGTCACCAATAACAATCAGCTTCGCCAACTCTTCGTTGGTATACCGGTTAAATGTTTGTAGTAGTTCCTGTCTTGTTGCCATCGGTTATAAAGCTCGGGTGAAACGAATAGTTTTTACTGTCTCCTGTTTATCAAGGGTGTAGCCGTAAGCTATATCCACATACAATTCTCTTCTTTTTGTTTGGTCTATCGGAAGGTCAACAGCCTTAACATTAGCAAAAGGAGCATATTTTTGTGCGCTCTCTAGGAACATAAGACGAGCAACGTTTTTGTATCGGGAAATAAAAGAAGTGTCCTTTTGATATAACCAGTAAAGGTTAGGAACAAAATCTTGGGTGAAAATTCTAAACCACCCCATAAAGTGAATAAGCATACGCATGTTGTCGTCCACTTTATCAGTGCCACCATACATATAAAGACCTCCCTTGCTGTTAAGGGAGATATAGGTGCCAAGACCAACATTTCTTGTATTTACATATCCCATAGCGGCAAATTTAATCTATTGTAACTATTTCACTCTTGATTTTTGGTATTAACTGGTTGATGGCGTTGACCTGGCTGTTGTAAGAAGCTACCATAGTTCCAAACGTTGTAAATCCGGTAGCTAGAGGGCTTAAAGGGGGACTAGCGGACGCGCTAGCCTGTGTGGTAGCCATAGTAGTCATAGCCGACATTAAGTTACTTTGTAGCTGCATTATAGCTTTAAGCACCTCTATTAGAATATCAGCATACGTAGCGGGGTGTGCGGAAGCATTTTCGCTACCTATGCTTATTTTACCTTGGTTGTTTACGTGAATAGTTTTACCATTTTCTGCGCTTATTATTATGCCTTTGTTCTTTTGCAGAATAATCTTACCCCCTCCATGCGTAAACGTAAACTTCTCTTTATCAGTGTCGAACTTAAAGCTGAAATTCTCGCCTTTTAGCTCTATAAACTTCTTTTCGTCATTGAACTCAAAACTATACTGCTCAGTCTTAAAAATAGCTACGCTAGGGTAACCATCTGCATCGGGGTATTTTTTATCTAACGGGCACACGCCAATCCACGTAGGGTGAGAAGGGTTCCCATTCTCGAAAGTTACCCATAAAGAGACTTCATCTTTGTGCTTTTTAAGCCATTTTTCGTTTGGAACGTAGAACCACCCAAAAGGCATACAAGGTTTGGCATAGGTTAGCTTTCCACCAATAGAAACCTCTATATAGGTTTTATCGTCAGAGTTAACCTTACCGGTAGCTTTTACCCTATAGCATCCGCCTAGCCGTTGGTCTTTAACTACGTCCCAAATAAGTTCTTCTAAATCGTCCATTTTACTTTGTAAAAGTTAACTTCATCATAAATCCTTCTCGGCCCCAAGTATACACCTTTCTAAAAAGATAGTATTTAGCAGCATATTTGCCAAGACCCTCCAAAAAATAACTAACTCTTGTTTGAATATCGAGGTTACCGTAAGCGGTAACTGTTATATGAAAGCCGGCATCACGTTTTTTCTTTTTCTTACCATCATCGGCAGAAGCAGATTCTTTTTCAGAGGAGCGATTTTCAACTTTATTGTCGTCAGGAGTTTTCCTGTCACAATACATTTTAACATCATCCCAATCCGCCTCTCCACGGTAAAATTTACCAAAAAACTCATTCATCTTTTCTCGTGGCATTTTTGAAACCTTAGTAGGATTAACCTCCCAAGCCGACTGGTCGTCTTCGGGGTCAACATTAGCCGTGGCTGATGCGTTGCCGGTAGTTGGAGAAGTGTTTCCGGTAGTCACACCATCTTTCTTAGGGTCGCCGGAAAGTTTAACTATCTCAATTTTAGCGGGGGTTGGGTCTCGGGCAGATAATTCCGTTATTGAAATCTTTTTAAAATAGCCTGAAACGTCTTCCCACGTAGCATTTCCTGATGAGGTAAGGAGTAGTAGCTCATTCTGCTCTTCGTAGCTTAAACGCTCTAATTTCTCTTTATCGAGTATGTAGGTATTCCAGTCACCATTAGCATCCTGCTCCTGTTTTGTAAGCACATCGTTACCTTCTTTGTCCTGAGAAACAGTTAAGTCAGTTTTAGCACCTCCTTTTAGCGGGTCAAGCTCTAAATCAACTTCAAGCATCTGTATTTGCTTGTCACTAGATTGCACCACTTTAAATTCATTTCCGACTCTAGCGGGAAAGAAAAAAGTATGGTCAGCAACCCTATTCACGCAACGAGCCTCATCGTCAACGTAAATATAGACCTTACCATCTTTGAAAGTAAACCACATAATGCTACTAGTTTCTTTACAAAGATTAAGCATGAACCTATAATCGGTAATCTTGTGCTGCCTTTTTGGGCTTGTTGAAGTATACGTAATATCCTTTTTTGGAGAAATTCTACCGATTAAAAAACCACAATCTTTAGCCAAGTTGGTTATTATCTCTGTAGCGGTTATTTTATTCACCTTACCCCAGTCAAAAGGGCAGTTAGAAGAAGGAAAGAACCGGTCAGAAACTAAAAGAGCACTCATAACCCACTCATGCCCGTAGCATTCAATAGAAAGAGTTATGTCTCCATTAGGTCTAAACAGGGGTTTGATTTGCTTAATAAAGCCGGCAAAAACTAACTCATTTCTGTCTAGGGTTCCTCCGATAAGGTCTACACGCATACCAAGAGTTAATACGTCCATCCACAAATAACCGTTGCGAAGATTAAAACTCAAAAGTCTTATTTTCTCGTCTTCATCAGAGTATATAACATCATCAATTACATCTTCGGTAAGGTCTTGCTTTGCAATCTTACCGGTCTTTTTTCCGGTGCTGTCTTTCTCATCACTGGAAACTGTAATGTTGTAATATTGGTCTCTATAGCCCATTATAAAATTTCAACTTTTGTGTATGAGTTCTCTACCACGGCTTCTGCTAAAATAATTGTGTCACCTATTTCGTATTCAAACGGGTCTCTAGGTTTGTTCATGTCTGCAATTATCCACCAATACGAATCAGTCCCAAACAAACTCTCAGAAAGTGTGTAAGGGTTCTCATCGTAGTTAAGCCGGTAAGGATAGGTATTTACTGCAACAATATTATCCCTAAACTTAAAGTGTGGCCTACCACCTGAAAGTTTGGTTTTTATCTGATGCTCTGTAGAATAATACATCATGTTCTTAGGTAGCTTGGTTGTTTGTAGTTCTTAGTTTGGTCAGATAAATTTTGACTGTATGCGGGTGTGGAAGTTTCCTGTAAAGTTCCACCTCTAACCCAAATAAAATCAAGAGTAGCTTCTAACCTTCTGCAAATTAGTTCAGAGTTGGGAGCACTTAATGTATAGTCTACATTATCAATATACCCTTCGCGCCAAATGTTCCCATAAAAAAACCGGCAGATAGGAGGAGCAACAAATTTTAGCTTAGGGTTTTTCTTATTATACTGAGAAATATTAGTATTAATATCCTGAGCGTTGCGAACTACAACGGACGAAGCTGTAGCACCTTTTTGTCTATTAAAATACAAAAGTCTCTCTAGGTCAGGCCCAACTCCAAACTTTTCATTCGCCGTAGTGTTTTGCTCGTAATGTGGGGAAACATTAAGGTCAGAAGGAACAAAGTTAAACTGTGTATCTCTTCCCTTAAAAGCCGCTTTCGTCTCTGCCAAGATACTTCTTATTCTTTGCTGAAAGCTAGGCATTAGCTGAAAAGCAGACTTTTTATTTTCCCATAAATCTAAGTGCTGATTAGAACCCCCCGATTCCGGCGTTCTATCAACAAAGATATTTAACGGAAAACTCTTTGGTCTACCGGAAACCCATAAAACGTCAGCCTCATCGGAACCAGTTAAAACTCGTTGGTTAAACTCCTGACTTTCTACAAATCGAAGAGTGTGTGGAGCAAACATGAATTGAAACATGTTCTCACCCTTCTCATCGCAGAAGTAGGCTATCTTTCTATTTGCCGGTATTGATAATAGTTCCATTAGTTACCTCCTTGTTTGTGCATTTCTCTTAAATACCTAGCTGTTTGCTCTGCATGTTCTTTGGCAGAGGTTGTGTTTAACTGAGTTCCCGAAGGAAGGAGGAAGTTAACATCAACTTTTTGAATTGTCACAGTGCCCTTATTATCTGAATTGGCAGCGGGACTAGCCCCCTTACTAACTGGAAGAACCCTAAAATTGCTGAAAGGGTCGTTAATCTCCGCAGCACGTTTAGCTCTAGCTTGTTTTTCCTGAGCAGTCATTTGACGAAACTGTCCATTCTCCAAAATCATGTCTTCGTTAATACTAACGTCACTTCCTTTATTTCTAGCAGCATCTTTTTCACCAAACTGGTTAACCGGAATTTCGGGGTGGTCTTTCAAGTAATTTTGGAACCATTGCTGACTTTCATCACGAATATCTTTTCCAGTGCCATATTTATTATCATACCACTTGTAGGTCATAAAGCCGGCAACTGCTGTAGCCAAGGCTGCTAAAACGTAAGGATTCGTAGCGTAGCTCATAGCAGAAGAAAGTAGACCTCTTGCTCCTGCCGCACCTGCGCCGGTTCCGGTAACTCCTCCCAAACCTCCACCGATTCCGCCAAGTCCGCTACCTGGCATATTGAGCACCCAAACGTAAGTATACTCTCCAGTAGCCAAAGCCGCCTTAGCGGTCATATCCTGTATTTTCTTACTCAAAAAATTAGGTGCGAACATTTGAGCTAGGCCGGAACCAATTTTTCCAAGACCTCCTAAAGCGGAACCTACACTGCTAACGACAGGAGCAACTAGTTTCCATGAAAGAAGAAGCGCGGTAATTGTGCCTAAGCGGTCACCCAACTTTTCCATGTTTATCATGTTCTTACTATCTCCAATGATTCCAAATAGTTTTCCAAAGAATGTAAGCACCGGAGATACAACGTCCCAAAACTTTCCCATCGTGTCTAAGAACCCTTTCTTAAAACCAGTAAGGAAATCCATCACTCGAATCTTAATAAGATACATGAAAACAATAAACGGAGCAACTTTGTTTTTCCAGTCAGAGAACCATGCGTCAGTAGCCTTTATAAAGTCTACGAATTTATTTGTTGTCTTATCAAGAAAACCATCTACGGAACTCCATATAGTTTTAAACAAACCTCCCATTCCGTGTGCGATACGCTCAAAACTAGGAGCCAGTTCACGCAACTTATTTACCTGCTTAGACAGGGTAACACTAACCGCGTTAGAGAAGGTTCCAACCTCCTGTGAAACACCTACTAAATCTAGTTTAAAGTAGTTGTATATGTTGTGTAAAGAACTCAAAGAGCCGGCAATAGTTCTACTCATTTTTTCAGCAGCACCGCTCTCCATTATTCCTAAAAACTTAATAAGAGCCTCACCATACTCTTTAGTGCCCTTTTTAGCGGCGGCAAGGGAGGGGAGCAACTTGGTAAGCTCCTCGTTACGTTTCTTATTTTTTCCATCGTCTAAATCAGTAAAACTACCCATCGCGTTCTTAGCGATTGTAGGAAGACCTGCCTGTGTTATACCAAGGTTAGAAAGTCGTTGGAAGCTGCCTGACATAGATGCCTGAGCAACTATTTGGGTGGCCCGAGTGAGGTCAATGGCAGTAGCACCTGCTGCGCCGTTAGTTATTCGCTTACCTGCTGCAAAATCTGCTATATAGCGAAGGTTCCTATCAGCTTGTTTACTGGTCTTAGCCATTCCATTCATAGCCAAGTTAGCTACCGACTCGTGAATTTCATCTATGCTGAACATAGGATTCTCCATTTCAAACTTCCTAGCCGCTCGAAAGTGTTCCTTCACACGAGTAGCACTGCCAAACACTGTCATTAGTCGGGCATACACACCTTCTAACTCTGTAGCCGTGTGTAATAAGGAGTGCCCAAAGGCTCCCAAGCCCGTAGCCCCTAACAAACCAAATAGTGCTGTCTTTAAGTTGAATACAGAGTGTATGACACTATTTACTCCGCCGTTGAGTGTGGAAAATATACCCTTCATGCCGCCAAAAAAACCGCCGAAGTTCATATTCTTAAACGAGTTCATAACCGACTTAGAGATGCCGTTCAGCTTATTCTGAAACTGGTTTAGGAACCCATTCATGCCTTGGTTGGCTTGATTAGGGTTAACAAACATATTCAGGTTTACCCCAAAGTTCATTACACCATTGCTCATGTCATGCTATCGTTTTGCTCCTTCTCTTTTTTCCAAGATGCAAGCTCGAGTTTAAAAAAATACAACCTGTCTTCCCTTGTCATTTTAAGTAACTCTGAATACGGCTGCTTCAACCTTCGCATCAAAAATAAGCATTGTAACTGTAACGAAGGTATTTCTTCGTCCTCAATAAAAAAACAGCCTATCCAGTCGGTGTTGAGCCACGACAAGATAGAAAAATCTTTCGGATATGATTTTATCGGGATAAACTGCCCTCCTAAGAAAAGTTTATTGATTAAGAGAAAAAATCACTCGGAGCAACGAAGTATGGTATTTTTCTACGCTTAGGGCATGGGCAATCCTGTTCGTAATACATCTTAGCAGATGGTAGAGAAGTTTGTAAGCCGCTACGAACTGCTCTAAGGGTTTTAGTGTCCCAATCTTTGCGGAAAAGTAGCTTACCTCTGCCGGTAATAAATTGTTGGCTGATGAACTCTTTTTGCTCCGCTTTTTCGCCTTCATACTCTAGTCCAATAAGGCAGTCGAAAGCGATGTTCTGCCAAAATAGAACCTCATCTTGGGCAACTTTTTCGTGGCGGATAGCATCGGCTAAAACCGGTATGCGAAAAACGGCTACATTATATTGCTTTCCCTCATAGTCTTTAAGTGCATCAACACCGGTGTTTATTATGTAGGTGCTGCCAAGTTTAACTCTTATGTTCTCAGGTATTGGAGACTCAGCATCGAAAGGAACCTCAATCTTATTTAGGTCAACCTCCGGTATAGTAAGAGATTCAGCGCAGAATTTACAAACGGTTGTTTGGTCTTTGATAATATCCTGCCAACATTCTCTCTGTATTTGCAAAAGAAGATTACCTACGTCAGTTAAAGGAATTTGGGTAACAATCTCGGGAACCATTCTGCCGGTTTCCTCGCTGTCAAAAAATGGTTTTGCTACTGGTGTTGAGCCTATAGCTACAACAGATGCAGAAATAACATCGGCAAACCAAGAGTAAAGGCTTGATGTTGATTTTTCCTGCGTGTAAACTCTCTCTACGTTTGCGCTACCTCTGTTTATGGTAAGCTCTTTAATTGGCTGTCCGTCTGTTGATTTAACTCCTACAGATAGTTTAAAAGTTTTCGACATGATTGCTTCGGTTTTAGTTAGGGAACAAATATAAAAACAAAAAAGACTATCCGAATAATCGAATAGCCTTTTTGTAAGCCACGGCTGGTGCGCAAGCCTGGCTTTTAGTTAGTTATAACCCAATCAGCAGCTACGCCGGCTACTGCCTCGCGGAAGTAGAACTTGTGGTTAGTGGTATCAATGTAGGTAGAACCAATAGGGTAACGGTCTACGTTAGTCGCTATTTCGTCGTTGTTCGCAGGAGCACCGGTGCCTTTAAGGGCTACAGGGTCTACAACTTCTACATCTTTGTAAGGGCCAGATAATACTTTAAGGTTGGTTGTTGCCATGATTTTTATTTTTTGTGGTTGTTTACTTAATTAATTACTCGCCCATAATGGTCATATAAACCTTAGTTCCTTGCGCCTTGGGCAATGTGGTGTTGGGAACCTCCGCTCGAACGGTTATCGTTTTATTGCTGCCGCCGATTGATTTAACGTATGCTATGCCGCCAATCGTATCATTAGAGGTAACAGTAAAGTTAACGCTATAGATAGTCGTAAAAATAGCTGTTCCTGTTGCAGTTCCTTCAAGGGTGAGGGTATCTACCACTAAACCACCACCACCGGCTACAGTAAGCTCACGGGTGTATATTTTGGGTTTGTGCGTAGTGGCTGCACCAGTTGTAGCAGGGCGGCTGTAGTGGGCGATACCAAGCTGCTTTAGGGAAAACTTTCTAAGCTCAGATTTAGCAGTAGTGAACGCTAAAAGCTCCGTGGTATCAGTAATACCAGTTCCATCGGATTTTTGAACGTCCTTAGCTCTAACCCTACCTATAGGAGTTTGAGCCTGTAAGCCGGTTGCTACTAGTATAAAAAGGGAAAGAAAAGCAATTATCTTTTTCATTTGTGGTTTGTGTTTACTGTTAATAGGTTTTGGGTTTTTTCCGTCTTTCTCTCCACAAATAAAGCACTTTTGTTTAAGATAACAAAAGTTACGGTAGAGAACACAAAAAGGGCCAGGTATCGTCTCATAATTAACTTTCGTCTTTTAAGTAGCCTGCAATTACTGAGCCAAGCGATGCTTCCACTTCTTTTCTTTCCGTCCCTAAGTCTGCTTCCGGTAAGGAAACCCTAACCGCGACCTTTAAAGAGCCTAGTTGAAAGTTCTTACTTTCAGTTCGGGTAACTAATAAGCGAACAACGTTATTTTCAGTCCCGCCTACAAGGATATTTCCATAACCGGAAATGTTGGCTAAAGAGTATTTAGCCTGCATAACGTTATTAACCAAAAGGTATGCTCTAATTTCTGTAGCATCCTCTAGGTCAACTGCTCCGCCTGCATCGGTTAAGATAGGAACCTCAACTATAAGGTCTTCGCCTTGTTTTACTTTAATGGTTTGGTCTATGGTTTTCATGCTTTAGCACATTTTCTTTTTCTTTCCGCCTTTAGGCTTCTTTACTGTTTTAGTTTTCATTGTATTTATTGGTTTTAAGTTCTTACTTCTTGCCACTCGGTAACTGAGAACATATACAGCATATCGTATTTTTCCTCAGAATCGGTGCGCAACTGCGGGTGTTCAGTATCTTTCATTTTCATACCTAAGAAGATGATACGGAAAACCTCTTTTCCGCAGTGCATCTTCACAAGGTTACCGTCGAACTTTAAGCAGCCATCTAAAGACAGCTTGGTTAATGTCCGCATGAAATCATCATCCACACTACCGTCATAAGCGCGAACGAGTGTGATGTCAGAAAACTCCTTAATTTGATTGGAGAATTTATACCGAACTCCCGAGCTACCATCCACAATAGATACCTCTCCCGAAGATTTTTTTATCCCCGAAAGTTGGTGGAAGTGTGGAGACAGTAGCCCCTGTATCTCAAAATACCAACTGTTTGCTGTAAACAGGTTCGTTGGTCTTAATGGTCTTGGCATTAGCTTGGGTTTTTAGTTGGTTTAAACAAGAGATAAAATACCATCGTTACGGCTCAACGTAATGTGCATGTGCTCGTTACATTCAGGTGGTATGTAAGATACATCTAAGTCGGTAGCCTTGCGGTCTTCTTTGTTAACTGTAACGGTAATAACCACGGCTGTGTCGAACGGTATGGTATTTTCGATACCTCCCTTGTTGTAAATATTTTGCATAAAAGCTAAGTAGTCAATTTGAACCTCTTTTAAGAAGGATTCACTAATTAGCTTCTGTATGAACTTAGCTCCACGGTCTACAAGGCTTGCACCTAACCAGTTTGCCTCTAAGCGAACGTGGATAGATGAATGTAGGTCGTCGTTGCTCATGGTGCGAGAAGACCAAATAACCCAACCGGTTTGTTTGATAAACTTAATAACGTTTATGTGCCATGTTTTAACGTAGCGGCTCATTGTAGTATCAGTCATGTTAGCATGGCTAAATTGAATAACACCAAATGAGTTGCTTTGTGTTCCGGCAGGAGGTGTCCAAACGTTACCGTTGTTCAATCCAGCAACACGTATGTAGCCGGCACCAAGTATATAGCCTAGGGCGGGAATCCATATTTTAGCACCGTTTTCATCATACACCTGTGCCCATTGTAAGTAGCCGCCGTTAAACGATTCAGAACCCGAAAACATTCCGTTGTAGAACGAGGTAACCTGAGATTCTGTAGCATTAAAAGGCATGTTCCAAACGTAGAACTTCTTAACTGCCTTAGCGAAAGCGTCACACTTTTGGTGGAAATCAAGAGTGAAAATCTCAGGGCAAACAAGCAACTGAACATCATACGAATCGAAGATAGCAAGGCCACTTGGCTCGTTAGTTATATCAGCATACTTAGGCTCATAATCAGCCTGAACCGGAGCATTATAAACTCCGCCTGATAGGTTCGCCTCGAAAGGTAAACCATCTAGTTCTACACCATAATCAATCTCTTCCATCATTACAAAATCACTAACGGTGTTAACCTCGTCTTGCAACGACTGCCAAGTTGCTTGAGCAAAAGATTCAACCAAAGAGTTTTTGTAATATACGTTAAGTAAATACTTAGTTGGGTTACCATTAGCATGGCCTATAGGATAAACCTTTACGGAAAGGTCGTCTCCCCAAGTTCCAACATCAGCTAAACCTTGATAGGCGGCTATCAGGTAAAAAATACTTTCCGGTGCTGCGGTGTTGGTGGTTGAGCCGGTAAGCGCAAAAGAAACGTTAGCGGTAGCTCCGCGTATTGTAAATACACCACCTGAACCTGATACTGGAGCCTCTGTAGTAGTTACCCATGCACTTGAGCTATTGGCCCCATTTGCGCGGTAAGTGTTTATGGCAGCAATTAAGCCTGTTTTAACCAATGCAGGAGTATCTCCTAGCACAGCTTCATAGCTAATGGTAACCCCGCCCAAAACTAAAGAGAAAGTATCACCAACCTCTATTTCTCCTGAAATAGTGATGGTGTCAACTTGTTTAATGCCGGAAGCGGCAGCAGTAGTAACTGTTATGTCAATATCCTGAGTGTCGTCATGGATATTTTGAACTTCTACCTGAGAGGCTTCACAGTTGTCACCAACTATGCGAAGACCGTAAATGTTTACTCCGTAACCTCCTAAGTTTTCAAAAAGGTTATTAAGAACATACGGAGAATACATCGAAGAAGAAAATCCGCCGAACTTGGCGTTACGGTCTTTTGGGTCGGTAAACAGGAAAACCTGATTAGCCACCCCACGAACGCTTTGCATAGCGATACCGATATTGCGTGTGCTTATTCTCGAGCCTAACTGTAAAGAGTTCTTTACTTTTTCCTCGAGGGTAACACCTATTGAACTTTGAAAACCGCCCATGTGGATAGTATTTTATTGTTTTGGTTTTTGAAAAACGGCGAACTTCTGTAATACTCGCAAATGTAAGTAAATATTATTTTAAACGACCAAATTAAACTCCGATTATTTTAATGGGGTTTTCTATAACAAACTGCTGTAGGGTGGTAAACTGGCCCTCGGTTAACGAAATAGAGCCATTTTCTAGATTAGCTTGGTTGATAGTAATTCCAAACCTTTCCATAAGGCTTTTTGTAATAGGAACCTTAAAGTGAACGTATGTTTTAAGCATAAAGTCAATTACCGATTCAAACATTCCATCGGTGCGGAGAACATTAAATACCTCTGAGCTATAAGGAACGACTACTCCTAGCGGCCCATCCTCTTCCGTCTCAACACGATTAAGTAAAAGAGCTTTATCGTTTTTCCATAGGTCGAAGTTCTTATAGAACCATGTAAGCATAGCATCGTAGGCACTTTCTGTCTCTGAAACAATGCTGCATTGATACCTAAAATTTAGGGGCGCAGGAAAAAATATTTCCATAGCAGTCCGGTTTATGAAGTCATACCCACCGGCTATACTTTCTTGGGTAAACAGAGACCTGGCTAAGTCGGGCTTAGGCTCAAAATTAGTAATGGTTATGTTAGGGTAATACTGAATACGGTCTTCCATTTGAGAAGAGCCGCCTCTTTTTGCATAGCGAACCAAAACACTTACTGGAATATTCTTGTGCGTGGTCATGGGAATAAACGGAGCCTCCATACCATCGTCAAGCAAACCAGTTATAGGCTCTGCTTTATCTAGGAACAGACGGTAAAACTGCTCATTAACTTCCTGTATCGTTTTAAACTCGCCCATTACATTGTTGTTACATCAAAATTACGCAATTCTTCCTTCAAAATATTTTCTAAGTTCTCTATAAACACTCGGGTTGACTCTCTCCATAAAGGTCTGGCAGGCAGTCTATCTCTACCAAACTCGAGCATGTTAGCAAGCTCTAAAAAATCTTTTCCGCTCCGTGGGTGCTTTAAGCCTTCGGGAAACCCCACTTCAAAGTTTCCTTTGCGGCTAGCTACGGCTATTTTAGACTTATAGTAGCCCTCAGCGACAAAGGGGAGGTCGCTCCATCCTTTCATGCGCTTAACGTCAGACCATGCTTTTGATAGCTTAAAATCGAATTTATTAGTCTCAATATTGGTAACAACCATATCCTTAAACCGATTAGCCAAAACAGGCGGAAGCTCAGTCTCTAGCACAGCAGAAACACGCTTTAACCACCTCTCAGGGTTCTCACCGGAATACGATATTTTTACTTCAATCATTTTTTTCTTGGTAAGCTGCTTAAACGTAACTCTATAGCGATAGATAGCGACTGCTTTGTCTCGACAACCTCCATAGGCTCAAGCTCAATTATTTGCTGAACAAGGTATATCTCATCAAAAAGAGTAACCCGTATGCCGGCTTTACTACTCATAACCTGCTTAGGGAATCTATACTCACCAAGCTGCTTTTTAAGCTCTAGCGGAGATATAAAAACCCGAGAAACGACCTCCTCTACAATACCAAACTTATCCCTTTCTATTTTGGAGATAGTTCTGTTGTATAAACAGTGCATTTGAAGAGTTTTACCTGCTTCAAAGTTGACTGTGCTCTCACCGGTAAAGTCCGTGTATGTGCTGTAGGAAGTAATTTTTGGCAATTCAATTTTTACCAGTGAATTATTCTTACAAGTCACCACTTGTGAGAAGAAGGTCTTTTGTAAAGAGAGATAACGAGAGAGTGTCAGCATAAGCGTGGGAAATCCAATTTTTCTCTAGGACAAACGATGTAGAATTTATCGTGCTATCCCTTAGAGAATAGTCATTAAATAATTTTTCAAACCGGTCTCTTATGGATAGTTGTAGCTTGGTAAGAAAGTCATACTTATCACCCCATAGTGCGGTAAAGTCCTGTTCTACTTTCCCTAGCTCCTCTTGCCCCTCGCGCAACACAAATGTTTCGCCTACCTTGGTTGTTGTTTCCTGATACCGGTTTCTAAAATCTCCGGCACCGGCGCAAAGGTCGTCTACCTCTCCATTTTTTGTGCGAAGAAAGTTCATACTGGCAGTATTCTTTCTACGCTCTTCTATAAGGAAATAAGCGGCCCATAAAACCACTTTCTGCTGCTCCCTAGTGGTCATAACGCCGAGCATACGGTCAAGCTCTGCCGAGCCATTAAAATACACAAACGTATCAACGTATGGAGAGTATTCGTAGTCGTAGAACTTTTGAAAGTGGTCTAAAACTGTTTTATAAATCATTTCCACAGAAAAGTAATTCCTACGCATTATTTCCTTTGGGCTATCGAGAGATACCGTAGGAATATCTTTTAGCGAAGAAGAATAGTCTAGTGGAACGTAATCTATAGACAATTTAACGTCCACACCTTTATCTTTCAAAAAGGAAACTAAGTCGTAAAACTTAGGGGCCTCAGAGTATAGAAGTGTGGCGTTTGTAGAACCTGTAACCTCCGCTTTTTCGGTGTTTGCGCTAAAAGATAAACCCTGTTTCTGTAATGTAAAACAGGAAACAGGGTTTATATCTAAAATCAATTCTCGAACGGAAGTTACTATCTCGTTAATAGAAAGTAACTTAATTGTTGGCATAGTGGTTACCCTACGATGTAGGCAATTTTACGTTCAAGTAATTTGTTTGCAAGGTGCGGCTCGATTTCTACCGTGGCACCTTTCTTAAAGGTGTGCTTTTCGCTACCGGCAGTTAACTCGTGGTTTTCAAGGAACTTAACCTTTACTTTCTTAATCTTCTTTTCAGTAGCCTCAGCTACCACGATAGGTTTAACTGCTTTTCCGGTTTTTTCCTCAACAGTCTCTACTGCATCCTTTAATTCGGGTTCTGCGTTGTCTTTAACTTGCGCAGTAACCACTTTTTCCGGTTTTGTTTCTTCTTGCTTCGGCATTGTTTTGTTTTTTAAATACGATTATAAAAAAGCCAGGTCGTGTTAGGCTGATAACAGAGTGAAGATGTTTTTTTCTTCAATCAAACCAAAGCCCCACATAGCATACCACGCTAAACCGTGCTTTCTACCATAGTCTTCTACCCCATTATCGCGCATTTCTGCCTCAAGTGCTACTGCCCATGCGAACGAATTTTCCCCAAAAATGGTCGCTTCCCATGTAGGTATGTTGATACCATACTTGGTTAACGATTCGCCTGCGGTGTTGGCCGGCATTTCGGTAGTTTCGATAAAACGAACGCCTTCATACATACCTACTTCACCTTTCCACATGTTTTCAGGCGATGTGTATTTGTGAACTTCAATCCAGTCGGTATCATCACGCAACTGGCGCAGTTGGTGGTTGTGCGCGATACACACGTAGTATTCGCCGTTAATTTTTGGGGCCAAGTTAGTTCCTAACTGCTCAACAGCATCTTTAATTTGCTCAGTTGAGAATACATCACCAGTAACTAAGTCGCCGGCTGCGCTTTTACCGTTAGGGTATACTACGTTGGTAGTAGAAAGCGCGGTATCACGTATAGCCGAATCCAGCACCAATGCCATATCCACACCTAACAACTTGGCTTGTTCATCCAAAATGTTGTGCATTGATTGGCGCAGGGCTTTTTCAGATACAGAGGTGGCATTACCATACTCATCTACCGTTAAAGAAACCTCGGTGTCGCTCATTTGCTTTTCCGATAAAGGCACATTTTCACTCAATTTACCTCCGCGTGTTAGCGAGTTAAACTTGGTGAACCGGATGGTGCCACCGGGTTGTTGGGTTAAATCGTCGCGTCTTTTTGCGAACTGCGCGAAGCGTAAAAGGGGCTGTGCCGCGTAGATGATTTCTTTTGAGTAAACGTCACGAATTGACTTCGTTAGATTACCGGTGTAGGTAGTTGCCATTTGTTATCTGTTGGTTTTTTGTTGTTATTTAAAAATATGGTGGAAATGAACTATTCGCTGTCGTCGTCTTCCTCCGAGCCACCGCCTGCAAACAGTTCTTTTTTAATCTGCTCACGGTGCTTGGCATACTCCTTAGCGTCCATTTTGCTTACATCTTTAAGTAACGTTTTAGGGTCTTTTTGAGTATCACGCTCCGGCGCATCTGCACCAGCATCATCTTTACCCCCTGTGCGGTTTTTATTTCGCTCTTTCAACTTTTCTATAGCAGCTTCTTCATCTGCTTTTCGTTGCTCGAGTTCCGCAAGCGTTACTTTTTCAATTTTACCGTCTTTTCCTTTTACTTCCTTGGTAATGTAAGGTTTAGAGGTTTCAAGCACCTTTACTAAGTTAGCATCCAACTCTGCTTTCGTAGAACCCTGCAATAAGTCAGGTATGATTAACCCCTTATTCTTCTCCAACAACTCAGCGCGGTAATCTTCCAATGCTTTCTTGGTAAGTTCGCCTTCAACTTTTTTCACTTCCCCCTTCAACTCATCTTTCAATGGTTTAAGCAACTCTTCCATTGCTTTTAACATTTCTTTCTTAGTCAACGGGGCATCTTCGTCGTCTTCACCTTCATCATCAGCTTTCTTCTTTTTGCCTTTACCTTTCTTAGCTTCTTCAAGCGCAGCTTTGGTAGCAGCTATTTCACCGTCTTTTTTAGCTATATCGCCTTTTAACTTTTCGAGTTCTGCCTTCTCTGCCGCAGAAAGGGTTTCACCTTCTGCCACCTTGTTCTTCAACTCGTTAACCTTGGCTTCTAACTTTGCTTTTTCCGAGTATAACTTTTCTTTTTCTTCCGTTCTTACCTGTTGGATAAGTTCCAACAATTCGGGGTGGTCTTTTAACTCCACTTCCTTGTCTCCAATTTTTACTTTACTTGGTAGTGCCATGACTGTTTATGTATTTAATGAATAAACTCTTCTACGACTTATTAAACGCTCAAAGAACGAAAAACAAATAATTACGGTTTCATACTATCCGGCTTTCCATACTGCAACTTGCGCAGGAACTTGGTGCCTTCTACATTGGTTGCTTTTTTAAGCATTTCCGACTTTTGGCCCAAGCTAGCGATAGGTTGGTCATTGTGGAACTTGTCTTTCTGCCCCGCAGGGTATTTCGGTGTGTTAGCCATGATTTTTTTATTTAAGTTTTTAAACTAATGTAAGTCAAAGATAAATTTCTTTTTTCCAAACCTCCAAATAGTTATATAATTATTTTTACTGAGCAGGAGGTTTAGTAGTATCGGCAGAGACAGCATACTCAGCATTTGCCTTAGCCATACCTGTAGCGATACCATTAGATTCCTCAACTTTCATATCCACTTTATCTTTAGCGTCCTTAGTGGCTTCTTCCAGTATTTTAGGTATATTTTTCTTTCCTAAGCGTTCCATAACCTCCCGTTTACTTGCTATACCGTTGCGTAACTCTATATCCATTTGGTTAAGCTCCAGTAAACGGTCACTTGGTAAGCCATAGTTAAATACAGGAGTAGCTATATAACGAGAGTAGAACTCTTTTTCGTCGTCCGCAATTTTTTTAGCAATCGGTTTAAGTAATGGGTGGTCTACAAAAAACATTACAAACATCTTCATCATCATTGTGTTGATGCGTTCTATTCCGTCTCCGTAAGTAAGAACCTTTCTATCAGCAGCTTCTATAATCGGGTGGTAAAGAATTTGCAAAGCCGCCGCGCTAGTATTTGATACGTGCTGCATTTTACCTAGAACCGCATCGGGAACACCGGTCATGTCGTGCATGGCGTTCTTCAACGTAAGAAGAAAATTTAAACTAGCCGAAAGGTCGGTATTAAGGTTAAGATTAAACACCTCTGCATTCTCAGGAAGACCGCTCCATATTTGGTTAATGCCTCTTTTTAACTGGCCCACGGTGGCTCCGGTGATAACCGTAGTTGGTTGTGCGTAATAATCAATAATCATTTTAACGTCTTCTGCCATTTCGTTATAAATCTTATTGATTTTAACTATATCGCAGATGTCGCTAACTCCCCCGTAGTTATCCGACATAGTTTGATTTTCTATGTGAACTATAGGGATAAAACCAAGTGTGTTTGCTTTCTCTTCTACTTCAAACTTTGCCGCCTCTTCGCCGGTATCTTTTCGGAAATAAGTTTTAGTAAGATTTACCGTATACTCTACAACCTTTTGAACATACTCTTTGTCATTGTAGAATAGGGGAGTTACAACCTTATAACCAATGACCTTAGAGTAGTCACCTTTTTCAAACATAGGAAGGACATTCCTAGTATCTAGCAGGTCAACTTTTATATACTGTTCTTGAATATTTGGAGAAAGAAATACATAGCAATCACCACAAACTCCACCCATCTGTAGAATGTTGTTGAATAATAAGCCTTTTTTATTCTTACGCCAGTTGTATTCAATAAGTGCCTCATATTTTGTTTCAAACTCTTCATCAACAACTTCTCCATAGTCGTCAACAATGTTAATTCTAAACCCCTCTTTTCCGGCGATAAAAGAGTTAACCTTATCAACTATGGCTCTACAATAGTTGAAACTAAGCAGCTTGTCATTGTTCTTAGCCCAATGCCTGTTTTTGTAGAACTGCCAATATAACTGATATTGAATCAGTTTTTCTTCCATGAACGGGTTATCAGAGATAAACCTAGTTCTTATCATATCTCGTAGAATGTTTGTCCCACGAGTATTTTGATACTGGTAATTTCCTACGCTATTGCTTCCAAACATTTTTTTATTTGATTTTTACCACCTTGAATCACGAACACTATCTCCCTTCCTTCCGTTATCAAAAATAAAATTTTCATCGGATATTTCTACAGGCTGTTGTGGCGTGTAGAAGTAGTTACCTGCTAAGTTCATTAACCCAAGCGAATCACAATAGTCGTCTTTCTTGCCGGAAATCTTCGCACAAATCATATAACCACCCTTCCAACTCTTAGTTAAGTTGGTCATTTGGTCGTTGAAATTTTGGAACTCAGGTAGCTTCTGCATCGTAGGGTGCGCAGGAACTATAATTCTGTTAGCCATAGTGTCCTCATCTAACCTTTTCCACATATCAGATTTGCTCTGAGGGGTAAACATGTAAGGAACTATAACCATTTTATTTGCGAAGTGGTAGACTAGCCGGTCAACAAAAACCCTACCTACGCCAGTGTAATCGGCAAAAAGAACCTTGGTATCTAGCTCCCTTAGCCGTTCGGAGATTATTTCAAACTGCTGATCGTAGTCTAGGTTAGCTAACTCAGTCCAACCGCAAATGGTTTTCTTGGGCCTTTCATCAATGTCCGCAACCGGAGCATCTAGTATAGCCTGAGTTAAAACCGTAGAAGCTCTAGCGGAGGCAATATCCAAGCCGGCTACAACAAAATCACCCTGTTTTTTATTGTAGGAAGGGAACGTAATTCTCTTATTCCACATGCGTTCCTCAATAGCCTGCTCCGTAATAAACATACCTACATCAAGCAACCACTCAAGAGCATAAGACATTCGGAAAGACTCAGAGTGTTTGCCCATGCTCTCCATATCACGATAAACCGATTTTTCGTATAGCAGGTGGTATTCTAACCCATCTTTTTTGAATTGGTCTCTGCGCATCTTAACGATAGTTTCCCAGTTGTATTCAAAGTGCCTTTGTTTTGTTTTAAGTTCACTCTTTTTCAACTTCTCGTCGTGAATCTTAGCCTTTTTAATGGTCTCATAAAAGTCACCTTTGTTACGGTTAGGTGTTCCTAGTCGAACGCATGTTCCGAAACTCGAGGCAAGCATCGGCATGATACTTTTACGAACTTTCTCAGTCTCCATATCCTGAGATTCATCAATGAAAACTATGTGGTAAGTCTTCGATTCTATCTTAGACTGTTTTGCTCCCGATTGCGCCTTTAGGCTAGAGCCTGATTTTAGCTTGAAGTGGGCAACCGATAAAGGGTAATCGGCAATGTCAGGGTCAGTTAGAAACTGCTTAGTGTTATCACTCCAAATTCTTTCTAGGCATCTACCATAAAGAGTTTCCACCTGGTCTAGCTGTGGCGCAAAGGCTCCCATCTTACAGCCGTTAGCAAAGTGGGCTAGCTCTTTAAAAGCCTTGGCTAATACTGGCAAGAAAACAGCTAATACCGTAACAACAAAAGATATAACCTCAGTTTTACCACTTTGGCGGGAAAACAGCATGGTTATCTCCGCACCATCTCGGGCTAAAACGGAGTAGATTATCCGGTAGGCAGGGGCAAGTTGATACTCATAAAGATGAACTCCTAGCATTCGGGTTCCTAGCACGATAAGAACTCCGGCAAGTTTAGCAGGGTCATACCCCACTTCCTGCTCGATTTTCTTGGCCTCCTCTTCGACATCTATTTTTTCCGTAGGTATTGATTCTGATACTACGTTAGTATCATCTCTTAAAAACTTTTTTTGTGCCTCGTCTTGGTTTTCTTCTTCTTCAAACATGAGTTTTAAGTTTATTTGTATGTAATAGTTTTCCTGCGATGAATACTCTTTAAGCAGGCTGTAGAGTTAGGTGTTATAGGAATATTAACTGTTCCATTAGCCGGTATTTCATAAGGCCACGAAAAGTTATCCAAAAGCTCGATTTCAAACCTTAGTTTTTGGTTTGTCATGTTACGCACCGTATAGTAGTGCGCTCTAACTAAATCGCCGAAGTAAACAACATAAGAACTGCTTTCTCTTTGTGGGTAGTTGGCATCCATGATGCCCTTAGATACAATCTCTCCGGTGTTTGGGTTTGTGCAGGTGAACATAGGGAACCTGTTGCCAAAAATAGTTTCAAACTGAATTTTTATTTCTATTATGATTATATCAGTTATACCTATACTCAAAGAAACATTATCGGTGAATTGGTTAATCATTCCATAGTCGTCAAGACCTATCAGTATCTCCGCATCCGTATTATTAAAGCCAACAGGCGTAGCTACTCCATCCACTATCTCAAATAAGAACATTTTAACTACACCATCTATCTTACCTACTATTAAAAATCCATACAAGTCCCCCTTTGGCCCATAGAGTTCTTGCAAGAAAACAAAGGTATTTTTAACTGTAGTATTCTGCTTTATCGGGTAGAAAAGCTCGTTGTAAAAAACGTTGTTTTCCGCGTTTTTAGTCTTGGAGTTGAGCCACTCAGTAAACTTGATGTGGGCTACTTTACCCTCGGGGACTATGATTATTGGGGGAACGGGTAGAGACATTGTTTTGTATTAGGTTTAAGCGAAAATACAGAATGTAAGACAATAAAAAAGGGTTCCTTTTACAGAACCCTTCTTTTTACTCGGTTTAACTGGTGCTTTTAGTTCCCTGCTTTCTTGTCCTCTTTGTGCGCCTTGCTTATTTGTATGGCACCTTTAATCAGGCCGATTAAGCCTCCATTACCTCCTGATAGCAATGCGCGTCCGGCAGATACCGTAGCATCATCTACCTGGGTCTTTGTAAGGCTTGTTACAACCTCAGCAATATCGAAAATAGCGGCTATAAGCTCCTGCTCATCTACGTTATCTTCAAGGTTAATGCCGTTAATAGCTTCCTGCACCTTAGCGATAATTAAATTATCCTGTCCGGTTTTAGTTTGCTGCGCGGCGAACGTTAAAACAATTCCTAAGCCTTTGGCTAACTTGTCTTGGTTCTCTTCGGTAAACTGGTTCATCTTTTTTAATTTTTGTGTTAACAATGTGGGCAAAATTATTACTTTTTATTTATCCTGTCTAGTTCTTTTTGGAGCATGTTCTTTAACGCATCTTTCTCTTCCTGAGTTAGTCCTCCGCCTACAAAGTTTACATACTCAGTAATAGAAACCTCTCTGTGGTGGCGCATGTATCTAAATGCCCTACGGTGAATGGTCATTTTAGTTTTAAAATACAGTAGGGGGTAGTGTAGTTTAAGCCTTTGCAACCTTTCTTCATCCGATGGAAGAGCCTTAGTTATTGTGGTGGATAAAGCGGTTCCAAACGCTAAAACGGCTTCTGCTATAGGTATCATACTGGTTGGTCTGCTTTTACGTATTCAATCCAAACTTCTTCCTCGCGGGTAAGGGCTGCAAAAATTATCGCATCCAAAGCTATACGGGCATCTTTAGAGTTTTGCAGCGTATCTTTGAATTGCTTATTGCCTACAAGAAGGCAACCCAAAGAATCATCGGCGGTTACTCCTGAGTGTATAAAAATACCCGAATAGCCTTTAACGTCGTTAACCTGTGGAACGAACCTTTTGTGCTTGGCCCACCACGTTTTAGTAACTCTATATCTTCCATAAGGTATGCAGGTCTTACCGTAAACCTTTATTTTCTTTATCTCAGATAGAGACATAGAGCTTGTAAGCCCTCTGTCCTCATCCTCTAAAGTGAAGGCTTGAAACTTACCATTAACAAAAAGGCTTCCTAGTGTGGAAGCTCCTTTTTTCGGTATTCTAACTACTTTTAATTCCATACTTAGTGATTTTTAACCGGTTCTTTCTTCTGAAATGCGCTTTTCATTTTTTCCATAAAGTTTGTGACTTGTGCCTGCTTTGGTTTTTTCTCTTTAAAATTTTCCTCTAAAACGTGCTCTAGCACCGGTGCATAATAGCATACGAAAAGAGAGATTGACGCTATCATGGCGTTAAGTATCACCTCAGATACTCCGCTTTCCCTTTTATCTAGCATGTCGAAAAAACACACAATGAGGGCTACACCAATCATTCCACGGAAAACAGATACAGCACTCTCAGGGTATATCTTGTTAAGCAGCTTGGACTCGGGAATCACAATTTGCAAAATGTAGATAAGCGATATGATTAACGCTATGTGCGCTAATACGTCAAACAGTTGGCTTACTTCCAGTGGCATCGTTATTATTTTTAGTTTCTACGGAATCTTCCTGTTTCATAAAGTAGCGTAAAGACACCAAATTCTTTATGGCTACTATAGGTGCTTTCGCAAAATCCTCACCAAATCTAATAAATCCAACCACTAGATACATTCCAAGTATTCCTACGAAAAATGCGAGACAATTCTCCGCAGTTCGGGAAAGGGAAAAATGTTCACTTATAGCAGGTGTGGCATATCCTGCTACTAACACCCCACACACTACAGTAACTATTGACTGAAAAAATGTTAATTGTTTGTTGGCTACTAGGGAGGCTATCGAGCCGGCAAATCCTGCAACAAGAGAACCTACTTTTATCCCCGTCATCTGTAGTGCATCTTCTACTGAAATCATTGTCTTGGTGTTTTTTAGGTATTACAATAATACATAAGAATTTTATTCAGATACAATTTAAGTTGTTAAGACTGATTTTCGTCATTGTGCAAAAAGAAAGCCCGAACAGAACGAACGGGCTTTCTGACACACTAACAAGGAAAGAAGATTAATATTTTGTAAGCGTTGCGCCTGCATTGTATGTTATACTGCCAGATGAATTTGTTAGGGTAGCTGAAACAGTAATTGTTGTTGATGCCTTTGCCCTTATCTGTGTGCTCGGAACTAATGCGTGACCAGTATTATTTAAGCCTGCTATAAGCGCCATAGTTTGTGAAGTGTTTTCTTCGTCTGTATATGCAACTTGAAACTGTATTATGTCCGAAGATATAGCTGTTATATTAATCGTTCCTTGAACACTATACGTAGCGTCTGCCGAACCATTAGAGTAAACAATTAAATCTTTGCTTGCTGTTTGCGATGTAAAAAAGGTATCTGTTACTAAATATGCAGCTTTTCGCCAGTTAGCATTACCTACTGCGTCTACAGATGTTAGCACCCTATTTAAACCTTGTGTGCCATCCTGCAGACGAAATTTCGATTGTGCGCAAAGTGAATCATTAAAATAATGTGCTGAACCTGCACCCGTTGCATCGTAAACTATACGGCCCGCATTTGTTGAATATAAGTCAAGGTAGTTACTTAAATCATAGCCTGCACGAATTGGTATGCCAGTTGAAACAAAATGCCCACGAGCAGATGCCGAAGTTGTACCAAAAGCAAAGTTACCACTACTGTTTAAAAACATACCCACGTTGCTGCCATTTACAATATAGAATTTATCGTTCGCGCCTATTCCGGTTGCCGCGCTATTACCAATACCAACGGTATAATTTTGGGCGTTACCATCAAATAGCAAATAAGCATAGCTGTTAGTTGAATTAGTATTATTCATTATTGTTGCCGTTGGTTGCCCGTTATTGTTTTGCGAAAGGAAAACAGCGCCCTCTATTGGCAAATTGTTTTTGCTTGTAGAATCGCCTTTTAAAAAACTTAAATTCACATCTTCGGTAGTAGAGCAACTTAAATAGCCAAACTTGCGCATTAATATACGGCGGTAAGCATTTGCTACTTTTTTGCGTCCATAATTATTTTCGTGTATTCCGTCCCCAATATCATACCCTTGCCCTAAAGCTAATTTTCCATTACCTGCTATATCGCCAGTAAGTTCTTTAGTATGTTCATCCGTGCGCGCGTCAACTCTTAATAAAGCAAATCCACCATGCCCAGGGTTGCCCCCCATAATGGCATAATTCATATCACGCCATTTGTTATATGCCTTTGTTCCGTTTGTTGCCCCCCATAACGATATTAACCGATTATAGCAAGGTGTCATAGTAGCCAATACAATTTTAGCGCCTGCCTTTTTACCATAAATAACAGTATCAATAAAGGTTTGGTATTTAGTAAGCGTTTGCGCTAAAGTCCAGTTTAAGGAATCCACATCGTTCAACCCTATTTCAATAATAATTACATCATAGGTAGCTTTGTTTGCATCAGCTAACCATACCTGCATTTGGTGAACAATACTATCACCTGGTATTGCTTGGTTAACTATCGTATTACCTAAAGCACTATCACAACCCATAAGCATATAGGAAACTACCCCATTGTAAGTTAAGTATGGCGCAACTGTGCTATTCCCAAACAATACAATAGAAACAGGGTCCACAAAACCCAAACCGCTTCCAGTAGGTCCGGTAGGTCCTGTAACGCCTATGCCAGTAGGCCCCGTTGGGCCTGTTACACCCGCTCCGGTGGGTCCTGTAATTCCGGTTGCGCCAGTAGGTCCCGTTGTGCCCACTCCCGTAGGTCCGGTAGGCCCTGCAATTCCGGTGCCAGTAGCACCAGTTGCTCCGGTTGAGCCTGTAGCTCCTGTTGCACCAGTTGCCCCTGTTGCGCCTACTGCACCAACAGTAACCTGATAACCAAAAGGCTTCCAGCCAAAATAGTAGTAGTAATACCGGTTAGAATCGGTATCAAAAACAACTAAGCCGGTTGCGGGGGAGGTTATGGCATATTTCTGAACAGAAGTCATTCTAGGAAATAAAGCACCTCCAGTCGTGGAGCGAATATCTACAACAGAAGATGGGTCTATAATGGTATCAGGCCCAACGGTAACTGACCCTTTCATGGAAACTTTACCTTTTACAAGTTGATTGGAAGGAACAGTTGTCCAACCTGGGTATTGCGCAATAGTTGTAAGAGCTACCAATGTAGCAACGATAAATAGGGGTAGTTTTTTCATAGTATGCCTAGGATTTTAATTTGAACGCCTGTCATGGCTTCTGCGAACGTAACAATAATTTTTGCAAGAGGGTCTGTGTCGTCTACGCGCCAAGAGACACCGCCCATAGAGTTGCCGGAAGAATCAGCAAACTCTACGTTAGTTGCAGGGATGCCCATTCCGTGACGGACTGAGTTATCTCCTACTGCTAAATCTTGAACAATCTTTCTTCCGCGAACTTCGGAGCTATTTGTAAGCCCGATTACATCGCGTAAATTTATCCTATAGGTAGTCCTAATGTTGGGAGATAGTGGTGTTGGCATACCACAAATGTAGAAAATAGAAAAATAAAAACCTAAATACCTTCGGGGATGGTTTTAGTAACGTCGGCTGCAATAGCCAATTTGTGTGCTTGCATATTCAGGGAAACATGCCCTAGAAGGGCATCTTTTTCCATTTTATAGAACAGGTCAAAAGTGTTAATCTCTCCTCCCCAGTAAACGCCTGCACTTATTTTTGCCTTAGAGGTCTTAAACTCAGGTGTAGCTAGAACCTCTTTCATTTCCGTGTAGTCAGCCTCGTTGAAAACTACAAACTTTATATAGTCCTGTGGGCGGAGTAAGTGCATAAAGGCACCGTGTTTGTTTCCAGTAACCCCTGCGCTAAGTAGCTTGTAATCTAGGATAAAAGATACGTTATCGTATTTTAAGTATGGCTCAGGGCTTATAACTCCGCTAGTCTCTACGCAAACTTTAAACCCTGATAAAGCCTTAAATAGCTTGTGTAGGTCTTCTTCTTTGCGCCATAACGGGTCTCCTCCGGTAAGGCAGATAAGGTTTGCCCCGCTCTCCAATCGTTTAGCGGCTACAATCTCGTATATGCTAGCCGTTCCGCCCCACTTAGGGTCTAGCCCATCTAAAAAATCAATAGGTCGGTCAATTCCACTCTCTTTTTCTAAATACAAGGGTGTATCGCAAAGGGTGCCCAAAGTTTTTAAGTAGCAGCGAATAGGGCAACCGGATAGACGAAGAAAAATTGCAGGTGCTCCAATCCCATAAGGGTTGCACTCTCCCATAAATGTTGTGTATACTTCTGCTACTTTCATCGTGCTAAGTTATTAAAGTTGCGGTAGCTGCCAAAAGTTTTACTTTCATGTGGTAAACCTGCCTAGAAGAATCCTCTATCTCGCAAGAGGCTTGTAACGTAAGTTTTCCCGATTTATCTTTAACGTAGTAGATACAAATAACCTTATATCTATCTTGCCGAAATTCAAAAGTAGTGTGCTCCTGCAACCAAAAAGGACTCATTGATTTAATATCCTTTTTTAAAATTGATACTTCTTCCCCCGTAACAAAGGCATCTCCAACATCTTTCATGTTCCTGTGAAATCTCAAAATCAAACCTGCATTTGAATCAGATAAGTATTCTAAAACCTCAGAATTATTTATTAGGTAATACTTACCGGTCATTGAAATCATTAAGAAGCATTTTAACTAAAAGCTCGTTAGTTACTAAGCGGGATTCTATACCATTGTATACATTGTTGACCTCATTGCACCACTTAAATGTCCCCACTGTTGCCGTGACTCCTATCCATTTATCAGCAGTATAATCTACTATGTAATAGTCACCTTCTAAAATAAGCTCTATCCAGTAGTGAACGTCCATTCTTTTTCCGGTCTGCCTATTGTATATGCTCCCGAATTTAACTGTGTGGTCTACTCCTATCGTATTGAGCTTATATGAAAGAACTCTTGTTGTTCCATCGCATTCAAGTTTTGCCTCCCTGCATTTCGCAGCCCACAGGTCTAAGAATATAATTAACTTTTCTTTTTTCATATAGGTTCTGCTATTTGTTCAAACTCTTCAAATGTGTAGGTATACATAACACCATTTTCAAGACTAACTAAGTTAACAAAGTTTACCCATTTTTCTATTCCATCCTCTCCGGTTCTCTTTTCTGAGTAGCACTCAATAAGTTTAGCTGTATACATTCTTACGGAAGATTGCCCGCCAACTACTCTAGGCTCTACTATGTTGAAATTATCTCCTTCTTGAAACCATAAAATTCTAAGCCTTTCGAGCCTAGTGCTAAACTCTTTAGTGCTCCTAAGTCTGCTTGGTGCGCCAAAATACTTTTTTACGAGAATGTTCATAGAGCTATTATACTTCTTAATTAAGTATAAACTTTCTCCGGTTACTCCTTGATAAAAGCACAGCTTATTTTCATAGAATTTTGCGTTCATTATAGCAACTCGCATTTTTGTGATAACTCTTCCATGTATACCTGATTAGCCGCACCACTTTGCTCTCCGCGAAGGTCAGCATAATACGCACCATCTATAGGGTCGAATTTTATATGCTCTACTGAATAGGTAACATCTTCAAAAATTAGTCGGTTATTTTTTTGTAACCAAAACTCACATATCTTGTTCCGGTCAGACCAGAACTTTCCCTGTGTTTTTATGTTGTGTAAGTGAACCTTACCATTCTTTTCTGCCAATACTCCAAATAGGTTAAACCCCTTAGAATCGTTTAAATAAGTAACGTATTTGCCTTGCATGTTTTATTTATATGTGTTTCAAATATAATCAAAAAGTGTAGATTTTTGCAAACTCTTCTATGTTCATTGTATATTTAGGTATGAGCTTACCTTTGAGTCTAGTAACACTTCCATATCTAACCATATACTTATCAGAAGTAGGTTCGTAGATAACTTCTGAGACCCATACTCTTCGGTTTCCAACTGTGTGTAAAATGTCTTTTGGTTGTAGCCAAAAAGGTAGCAACTCCCCACCACTTACTGCTGATGTAGTAGCTGTTCTTATGCTTTGAATGTTTACGTGTGTGAAGCTTACTTTTTGAACTTTAAATATAGAATTAGATAGTTTTGGGCAGGTTACATAATCGCCCAACGAGTATGACCAAGTTATATTCATTTGAATGTGTAAAGTTCTGACAGTTGCTTGCAGTCCATATCTAAAGTTGTTAGACTTTTAGGGTGCGCTGCGTATGTAACAACATAGTTTTTAGTTGAATTGCTGTAGCATACCTTTCTTACCTGAATTTCATCAAGCAGGTGGTCGTTCCAAGCAGGGGTAAGAATATCTCCTACTTGAAGCCAATACCGTTCAAAAAGTGCCCCTTCTAGCTTATCTGTGGCTATGCCTGTTCGCAAATTTACTGCTGTAATAAACTCAGTAACTCCTTTAACGTTGCTTGCAAATTCGTGTTCAATGGAAGAAATGGCAAACACATCATTTGAATGATGGTAAGCTGTAACGTAAATACCTGGCTCGAATTTTCTCATTGTAAACTATACAGTTCTGAAAACAATTTAATGGGTAGGTTAAATCTAGCAGGGTTGGGGTTTTTAGAGAACCCATTAAAGTCTCCGAATTTTACCCAATACTCTTTTGACTTTGGTTGCCAGTAGATGCTGTCTACCCACACTCGCATTTTCTTAGCATCCTTAACCTCTGCTATCAACTCATCTTTCTTTTGCAGCCAATGCAAAGAAAATTCCTCCTCCGGTAAAGTCGAAACCTTATTTTCTTTAAGGCTATATAGAATAACCTTACTCGCATCCGATGGGTCAGGTGCAGAGCAAACAACATAAATATCCCTATTCAATCGGGAAGAGACTACGTATGTTCCTTTATTTGCTTTCATAGAATGTGTATAGTTCAGAAAAGTTAGACAGCATAAAGCAGGACGATGCAAAAAATCTGTGCTTTGTAGTAGGGTTATATTCTCCAAACATTATATTGTAACAGTCTCCCCGTCCCCAAGCGAAAAATATTTTTTTCAACCCATACACGTTTACCATCATCTGCATCTGCCGGCCCTAGTATATCACCACTCTGAACCCACAAAGGAGCTAGGCTTGTCTCAATAACCCTAGTGTTATTCCATGTGCGAATATTAGTAACTAAGACTTCTGTGTCCTTTAGTTTGTCGCCTAGTATAAGCCCCGCAGTGCTTGCAACCTCATAAATATCATCTGAGGCTTTGCTCATCGTAAGATACTGTCCGGTGTAATACTTTGACATTAGAACGGAAATAGTTTTTCTGATGTTCCCATAAATTCAAACGTTTCTAAGTAGCTTATGTCACACATACTCTTACTTATTTCAAACGTTTCTAAGTAGCTTATGTCACACATACTCTTACTTATATTTCTAAGTTCCTTGGTGTAAACTTTATAATGAACTTTTAACTCAGGATTTCTCTTTTCTTGATATTTTGCCTCTAGGTAGTCTACTATAAGATACTCGTCAAAGTATAAAAAGTAGTCGCCTCTTTGTAGCCAAAACAGAGTTAGGTCGTCTGTGCTCCATAAACTAGTTAGGTCTTTCTGCCAGTCAATTTTTGTTCCGTTTGTTACAAATCGTTCCATCGCTATTAGCGGAAAAGTTACGCAGTCATATCCGCTAAACTCATCAGGGTTTATACTTTCAAAAAACACCGAAGGTATTTTATCTTCTCCCTTTAGAACGTAAGCTCCTTTAACTAAACCCTTCTGCATCTCTTAAAAATTTTTCCCTAGGTATTTTTAGCATAGCCCTTGTAGCTAGTTGCTTACAGAGCACATACAAGCCTCTTTTTAGCTGCTTGCTTGCCTTGTTTATGTAAAGTATATCTTCAACCCTAACAACTCCCCCACCGTATATAAATCTATCGTGTATCTGTATAGGGTAGTCTTGCAACTTCATCAACTCCTCAATAGTGAAATCTTCGGTGTTGTTTTTGTTCTGCTTAGTAACCACTCTATGCACAGATATGCACTCATACTTAAATTCACCGGTAGCATCCATAACCGTAACGTCTCCGGTATACTTATATAGTGTGTCGGTTTCAGGCTCGTATAAGAAGTGGTTCGCTTTGGGGACTTCAAATAAATATTCTGTTATCTTTTCCCCGTTCTCATCGGTAGAATGTATAGGAAAATAGGGCATAAACAAGCCATTACAGCCCTCTTTTTTAGTTATTGATAGTTCCCTCTTTGTCCGCTAAAGATTCAGCAGCACTCTTAGGTATTTCTGTGGTAAATTTCCAGCCTGTAGGTCTTTTATATGCCCAACACAGGTCTTCTTTTTTAACCGGTAAGCCTTTAGACTCGAGTTCTTTTATGTGCTCGTCTTGTTCTAAGGCATACACATCAGGCTCAATAACTCCAAGAGCGGTTTTTGTTTCGTTTTCAATAGAATACATAACCAACCCCATAGGAGTAGTTGCTGCCTCTAAGCCAAAATGGGTGCCTTCTTCATCACCGCTTATTTTCTTGTAGAAGGGATGGTAAACAACGCCGTTCCTTACTTCTTTTTTTCCCATATAATGTTTGACTTTTTACTTCCGTTTTTAATTTTCTCTAGCATGGCGGAAATGCCCCTATTTTTGTCAAAGCCTCTACTCTTGCCAATAGCATCGTTTTCCGCAGGAGACATTATCTTATCCATTGGAGGTATTCGGTCTTTAACGACAAAATCTCTCTCAACGTGGGCCTCATCCCATACGCGAAGAGGTGCCTTAAACACCCTTGATTTTTCGTGCCCTTTAATAGTCACGACAATATAGAAAAACCTAGGGTTCTCTGTGCCGTTTTCATTACACTTAGTGCAATAAACATCATGGGCATCTTCGCTAGCTCCTAGTTTACTAGCTATTGCATAAAGAGCCAAGACTGTAATAGCCTCCTTTGCTTCTAACTGGGGAATGTATGGTTTATTATAGTCTGATAAAGCACCTCTTAGGTCATTTATAACCTTGGAGATTCCTCTTGCGCGTTCAAGCGTTTCAGGGTCTACATTTCCTTCCATCGCTTTGAAGATTCGCTCAGTTTCACCTCTTCCAACAATTTGGGAAAATTCCGGTAAAGTCTCTTCTGTAAACCCGTAGCTAACTGCTAGGTCGAGTAAAGAAACCGGTAAAAGAGACGCTTTATGCAATCCGGTTTTAGGTATAGCTACCCAAAAATAGAAGTAGCCCTCTACATAGTCTCCATTGCTATCAAAATGGCTTACATGACCGCCAACAGGTTCTCCTTCCTTGTTAGCTTCTCTCATAAGGTTTAAAATAGCCTTGCCTTCTTCGGCACCTACTTTTTCAATGTTTGACTTTGGACTTTGTTCCATACGTAGTTTTTCTTATAGTTAGTGTATTTGTCTGCCATTGCTACCGACATAGAGATTAACCATGCGATAGAGATTACTACCATGATGTATACCAGTAGCCGGTGGGTCTTTATCTCTCTAAGCTCTAGTATCATTATTGCAACCCAACCCAATATAAGAATTGTTGCCAGTATGAATAACAGGTTAAATGTGGGGTCGGAAAATAAAAATGGAATGAGGTTATGTCCCATACAGTCTCCTTTTTGTGTTTTTGTTTTGATTAATAAGAGTAAAGATAATATATTTTAGTAAAATATAGTATACTTTAAGCATCTAATTTTGCATCAGGGAATCCAAGGTTTTTAGCTTCTACAACATCAATAAAAGCTGCGCCCTTACTTATGTCACCAAACATCTCCTTAGCTGCTTCGTTGCGCACAACCCAAATATTTCCTGACCGGTAGGGGTTCTTAATGTCGTCTGTTTTTGCTCCAACTACTCCGATTAGAAGAAAGCCCTGCTTCATCATCTCCTTACACTCGGAGCATGGCTCTTTCATGTAGCCAATGCACTTTCCATGAACGCTATCTTCTAGTTCATTGTTGCTTTTCTTAACTCCACGGGTTCCTATAATTATAGGCCCATCTTCTAACTTTCCGCAAAGAGGACACGCCTCTTTAGCCAAGGCTACCGGAAATTTAATATCATCTCTGTTACTCATCTATTTTCCATTTAGGGTAGGGGTGTCTGAATTTTATAATATCTACCGTGTCCCCTGTTTCTGATAAAATCTGTTTTCTTTATACTCAGCTATCAACTGTAATAGCTGTGCTTCTGCATTGTAGCTTGGCATAGTTTATTTTTTATAATCTCCGTAACCTCTCAAATACTCGCTTGCAAGCTCTTTATACGCCTTACTTCTATGGTGTGGTAGCTTTCTGCCTAGCCTAGCGTCTCTTGCGCCATACGAGTATGCTATTGGGTCGTCTGATTTTATTGAATTTAAGTCTACCGTCTCTTCATCTTTTACTACCGCAACTCCGTTTTCCAACACAAGAGTTCCGTATTTAATTTTTTGCATCTCTTTCAAATATAAAGGTTCCATCACGGAACGGGTTTTTAAAATTGAAGATTATTTGATACCTAACTACACCATCGGGAAGGCTTGTCTTGCCTTTCATAAAGTCCTGCTCAACTACAATCATTGCAGCTTTTGTAGGTCTTTTTGCCATACCCTTTTCGAGTATTGGAAACAGAAGTGCATGGGCTTTCTCCATAGCTTCTTCTACCGTCTTTTTTGCTAAGTCCATGCAGATTTTATCCTCGGGACTCATTTCTGAGAAGTCTACTTCTTCTCCGCCCATTACATCTCCCATATTTTTTAATCGTTTGAGTATTCTACTAGTTCGTCAGGAACTCTGAAATCTATTGATACAGATACATTTCCAAATATACCTTCTTCTATAATTTGAAAGTTATCCGACCCTACATTAAAAGAAACTACCCCATGCTCTTTAGGGATTTTAGTTACGTCTCTTTTAAGTATTTGTGCCGCATATGTCATAAACTTTTTAGTTAGCATAGAGAACTCCTCCATGTTTTCTAAACTAAGCATGTGTTGGTCACCTTTCTCATCGGTGAACGCTTGAATACCATTCTTTTTTGCCATCTTGTTTTTTGTTTTGTGAATGCTAATATAGTTATATTTAAGTGAAATATAAGCACTAATTAAATGAAATCTAGTTTCGTCTCAGCTACCAAGAAAGTTGCTCCGGTAACGTTGTCACTAACTAGCCATCTTCGCTTATTGATGTCCCAAATTAAAAGGGTTACTAAATGTGGGCAACCTTCTACAGAACTTATTGCACCTGCGATGTGTCTTCTTATCATTTGTTAGCTGTCTTTTTAAGCTCAAACCCATAATGCTCACTCGTAGTTTTGTTGCTCCAAATAACTCTATATAAGCAACTATCGGGGCAAACTACCACGGCATTAACCATTCCTGTGTCTTTGCCGGCTTTTATATTAAACTCTACTATGTCTTCCGTATCAAACTCTGCGGTATCTAATACCTTTTGGGCTTTTGGTGCGTTCATTCGCTTTTTAAATTTTCATCATTTTCACATTCTCCTGTTCTAGCTAACTCAGCACAGAACATCAGTATCATCTCTCTTTCGGGCAAATACTGATTACAAACAGGGTAGAAATAAATGTAACCATACTCTTCATCGCTAGGCATTGGCCTAAGCATTTTAAACTCAGGGAAAACCTCATTTATTTGAAAGCCACTTCCGATATGTCTTGAAAGGTGTGCTGCATCTATTAGCGCACCGCAGAGACCTTGAGTAACATCTCCGTCTTTATCTGTAAGGTATTCTAACGCCTTATAGTATTTAAACATTTGCCGCTCTCTGAGCTTTTTCTTTCTTTTGCTTACCTTTTTTGTTTTCATAGTTCGGGGGAATCATAGTATTCTAAATTATTACACTCATTAGTTAAAGCAATCTCTGCACAGAACATAAGAATAAGTTCTCTGTATGGTAGATACTTCTCATCCGCAGGAAGCCAAAACTTATTACCGTATTCGGGGTCTGTCTCCATAGGCTTAAACATCATAAACTCAGGGTAGCTTCTTTCTAACTCGCAAAGCCACCTACCTGTAACTTGTATGTGCCCCATTTCTATAGCAAAGCACATTCCATAATAACTTAAACCGTCTTTTATGTATGGGCTTTTTCTAGTAAGGAACTCCAAAGCCTCATAATATACTGCTGATTTTGTTTCCCGAATCTCCGCTCTCTTTTTAGCTGTTAACGAAGTCTTTTTGTTTCCTGTGCTTGCCATAGGTAGTTATTTTATTTAAAGTGCCCTACTGGGCCTGTATTGAGGTCGTTTTTGGGTTGTGTGCCTGTATTTTATGCCAATATGTTTGCAATAACCCACTCTTCTAACTCGGTATCAGAATAGGTCATAAGCACCTCTGCCGGAGCATACGCAAAATATTGTTCATCGAATGCCTCAGCTTCTTTGCTAACAGGTATTCCGTTTCGGAAAAGAGAAGGCATTACCGCATCGGATATAATGGCTCCATTGCTTGTAAACCTTACTTCATAGTTAACTCCATGCCATTCGGTTGTCTGATACATTGGAGCCATAAACTCATTCTTCATAGTTCTAAGGTTTTACTGCGCTATATAGGTAATACAGCAATAAAATAATTTGAGTTACATATTCAAGCCACAGAATTAAAAATGCGCCTATAAGAGAGTATAGCAGCATACTAAGAAACATGGCTATCGTTCCTCCGGTCTTGCTCATTTTGAAAGTTAACCATCGTATCTTATAGCGCATGTAGGAAGCGCGAGCCTCCCCTACTTTTATTTTTAGCTTTAGAAAGTTCTTCCACAGCATGAGTGCTATCTCTATGAACTTTATATCACTAGTCGAAAGCCTTAGAATGTATTCTTTGCCTTGAAGGACTACAACCAAGTTTTTTGTCTCTCTATTTTCCATATACGTTTTGTAACTGTTCAATTAGTGGGTCGAAAAATCTTTGCAAGAATAAGCACCAGTAAACTGTAAGGTATGCTATAGGTGGGAAGAAAAAGCAAATTACCAGTATAGCAGCTACAAATTCTTTAGGTGGCAAAAGCCACTCATACCACTTTTCTTCCGACTCTTCTTTAGACTCCTCCGCTATCTTTAAGCACGTAGGGCAGGTAGCGGTTATATCTCTAGGCTCTATTGAAAAATGAACCTTATTAAGCCCCTCTGTAAAAGCTAAGTGGCATAGGCACATATAAACTTTAGCACCTCCCCCTTTTGGTTTTTTGCTCGCAGCCAAGTGAACCGCCCCTTCATACTTTATTTTGGTGTATTTCATCGAAAGAATTTTATAACTGCATCTAAAATGTAATCTGTGGTGTAGATAAATGATACGACAAGAGTTGCAAATATGGCAAACCCCAATAGAACCAATCTACACAGTTTTGAATCCTGCTCCGCTTTTAACCTGGCTCTTTCAAGCTCTCGGGTCAACTCAGTATTCTGCCACGGATGCTCACGAGCAAACTCCTCTTCATCAATAAAGTTGGGGTCTTCTATGTCGTCGCCGGAATACTCCTCTATTTCGTAGTTGGGATAATCTCTCTGTGCCCTCTCCTTACTATGGTAAACGTCAAAGCTGTTTAGCTTACCATCCTCAAATATTTTGTAAGTCGGGTCAACCGGTTGGTAAACTTTATTTTGCATCTGACTTAGCTTTTATTGCGTTCATATACCACTCCACTTCCCGAAACGTCCCCTGCCATTTGTTTTTCCAGTTGTGTAGATTACTCAACAACTCATCGGCTACCGGTCTAGGTATAAACGTGGCTGTCTCGCAAACCCCTCCATCGGAGTTTTCAATCTTTAAAGTAACTTTGGTAACCGGCGCATCTTTTGAGTAATCGGCCGGCCAGTTTAATACATCTGTTTTCATAGGTATGTTATTTAGTGGGCACCCAACACCCGTTAGAAATATTTTTCATCAAAGCATTGAGAACCCTCTTAGCGTTCTCTGATTTTCGCTTGGTTAACCAAATTGAGTTAACAGGTATTATCGGCCCCTGTGTGGAAGGTTTAAAGTCTTCTTCTGTAATAGGTCTACCTAGCCGTTTTTCCATGCAGACATCGCATATACAGTCGCTTTTCTCATCGGCAATGTTAGCCCATAGCTTATCGTTAACTATGACCATACCGCCATCAAATGCGCTGTATTCTTTTCCGCAGTCCTTACAAATGGCAATCATGCTCCTGCCGCTTTGTTGCCCATAGCAACTGCCAGTGATACCAAGGCTGTTAGTTCAATAGCGAAGATTATAAGCATACAGCTCATAACCCTAGCGTTGAATTTTTCCTGCTCTACTGTTTCTTCCGTCTGTCTCATGTGTGTATGTGTTTATATTTAAGTCAAATATAGCAGATTTCTGAGCACTTTAAAGAAACTAATTAGTTATACAAGGCTCCGAAGTTGTATACCAAGTCTAGTAGTATGGCGATGTCCTGATGCGAGAACTCTCCTGTTAGGTCTACAGAAGTCCCTTCACCAATAGAGCCTGCCATCAAAGGTAGCTCGCCAACCTTATCATTTAACGCCGTCAGCCCTATGCCGGTAGTTGCTTGGAAATCGTTTGCTATATTTTTTAACCACTCAGGAGCATTAACTTGGTCTATTGGTAACGAGCCTTTCATTTTTCCGAGAATACCTATCTCCAACTCGTCTTTTGGCATAGTAACCAAACAGCCTACTCCTAAACAGCAGTAGCTATCGTCTGTCGGTTGCAATGTGCCAACTCCCTTTTTGTAGGTTCCCGCATATAAAGTATCGAGCCAAGCATCAAACTGCTCCCTGTCCTTTTTTGTTTTAAATAGCATAGTATTTATTTTATTGGCACCCTCTCAGTATGCCTGTTAGAAATGCAAGTGTGAGCACCGAAGCGATACCCCATTTCATGCTAGGTGTTAGAAACGGCTCTTCCTCAGCCCGTTCATCTTCTGTCTCGAACGCTTCCGCATCAGGCCGGTAAACAACTGCCCTGTTATCTTCACTGGCCGGCTTTGTGAACTCTTTAGGTATACCTGTTAGCTCATAATTGGCAGTTATAAATTCCACAAACCCATCCAACGTAGGTTCTGTTTTTTCCCGTTCGCATCTGAACCGATACCTCTGTAGTAAGTATCTTTCTGTATTACCGTTTTGTGACTCCATGTTTATGTAGTTTTATATTTTACCTAGTAAATGCAATACTAATGCGGTAAATGCTGCTGCTGCCAACGCCCCTAGCTTCAACCAAGTGATAACCTCTCTACGCCTTGTATAGTATTGTGGTTCCGGTAGTGGTGTGTGCCTGCGCTCATAGTGGAACTTCATCGTAGGAACCGCAGCCTGCACCCTCCTCTCAAAATCCAACTGCTCCTCTTCCTGTGTCGGAACTTCTATCCGCTCGGGAACTTTGTAGAAGTCTTTTAAGTAAACAGCAAACCCCTCCGGTGTAGCTGTCTTCAAGTTATCTATACACCAATAAGCATACTCAATGTGTAGCATACCCCATGTTCTTTCCTCTGCCATTGTTTTATATTTGAATGCAATATAATCGCATTTAATGTAAATTAGGTAACTATTTATCTTTTAAATCCTCAGCCAGTTTTTCAGCTAACGGCACCGGTAGTTTATATCGGTGTGCCAAGTAGAACGTATAGGAGCTTATTGTTTCCTTCCCGTCTAAACTGGCTCTGTATTCTCTGAATTTTCTTTCCACATCATCCCAATTTAACGGCTCTTCAACAGGCTGTATAAACTCATGTAGCTCCACCCTGTGCCCGTATTTTTGAAGCAGTGTATTAACCGCATTTATTTTTTTACCAAGGTCTGCCCGTTCCTGCAACAACTCTTTTATGAACGCCTGCTCCCTGTATATGTCTTCGATACTCTTTGTATTCATATCCTAGTATTGGTCTTTTAAACTCTCATCAATCCGCTCCTGCTCCTGCGATTCCTGCTCATACGCAATTTTTATAATCTTGGCTAAGTCCCCATACGTCACCTTCTTGGTCTCCGGCAGGTTCTCTATTATTCCTAACACTCTTATTAGTATATCCATCGTTTTTTGTTTTTAGTTCTCGAACTCTATGAAGCAGTTTTTAAGTGAGCACGCAAACACCTCCACTTTGTCCTGCCCCTTCAATATGTAGAATATTACCCTGCTCTTTGAAAACTGCACGTCGTCATACTCTACGTCTTTCTGCCATTTGCCGTTCACCGTGGTCACTGTCGCTTTCATTGTTATATAGCGTTATATAAGGTTATATAAGCAGTTTTAAGGACTGCCTTTTTTAAAAATTTCAAAAATGTAGTTCTCCCTAGGTGCAAGTCCCCCTGTGAAAACACTTTTAAGGGTGGGGGTGGTCTGTATTACACAGGCTAATCTACCTTCTCTATCTTCTCTAGGTCTTCCATCACCTCTCGCGCCTCAGACTCCTCTGAGCCACTTATCCATCCCCAAGCCCAATAGATACCAATTATTATCACTCCTCCCGCTATCGGTAGAGGCATATCCGGCATTACCATGATTCACTCCTTTCCCGCCCTTTCGGTGCGTTTGGTTCCATTGCAGTAAATAGAGCATACAGCCCTCCACCTATCCCGCTTATGATTATGATTCCCATTTGTATAGTTTATATAGTATTATACGTCAATTCATTATCACTTGTTTCAGCTCTCTTAGCCGCGCATAAGGTAAAGCCCCAAAGTGCAGAGCCATTACTGCCTGTGAGTCCACCGTATCAAATGTTCCTCTTAGCGCGAGTTCCTCCTGTAACTCTTGCAGATTCTTCCTAGGATAATCAGGGGCCACCCTTATCGGTTGTTTTCCATCTTTCTTTGCCATTCGCTTTTACTTTTATTGTGGTTATCTAATGTGTTACAAACTTAGCCTCCTCTCCGATGCCTGCTGTAGCCTCTGTGCATTTGCTGCCAATTATCCTACCATTCGAGTCCAGGTCAAGAATACACTTCTGACCCTTTATCATTATGTAGGTGTGCTTCTCATGCGGGTTTCGGTTCTCCAACCAAACTCCTAAGAATATAAGGCTCATAGAAAATGCGATAAAGGCAAACGCATATTTGAAATTAGGTATCTCATCCATATACTTTAGTTTATTGTTTACGTTTAGTGTATTTCCGCTTAATTCCCTTCTTCTTGAACACAATATCCATGTATTCCACCAAATACTTAGCATACGTCGTATCGAAGTATTCTCCCCATATCTTAAACCCTTCTAACTTGTTCGCCTCCGCCGCTTTCTGTGCGCGTTTCAGTTGGGTCAACTTCTGCGGTGTCCATTCTATTATAGGCGTGGTAACAATCATACTTCGTTGCTTTTTTCAATTAAGTAATCTACAAATGGCACACAGCCGGCCCCGTGTATCAGATAGCCTATTGCATCTGCCGGTATTGCAAAATACCAAACCATGTGCCCTCCTAGGTGCGCTGTTACAACTCCGACCATGATAACAGCAAGTCCTGCGCTCATTCTATGTGCCTGCGTGTGGTGCTTCCCGAACGCATGAGTGCATATAATCATTGGCAGGTTAATCTTATCTAACTTACTCTTCGTTATCTGCGGAGGTTGGTTAGGTATATCTGCCAGTTCAACCATCACCTTCTTCTTTTTCTTCTGTGTCGCTGATTCGGGCACAGGTATATGAGGTGTTTTCCGTCTGCGTGGTTTGTTGATATTCTGTGCCATCGTTGGAACTCTTTAGTAGGCTAGGCAATAGTTAATGTATTCGTTTGTCTCCATACTAAAGTATTTGCTCGAATCATGTATGCGCTCGAACACGTCCTTATCACTTATATCCTCCGGCAGCATTCCCTCTTGCCCCGCGAACACCTCGCGTAAGCTGTCAATCATTCTACTAGATAGGGTGAACTTTTCCCCTATGTTGCGTCTCTGTTGTTCGGTAACTTCTGTGGTGTCCATGTGCTTGGTTTTATGTGTGTTTATATTCGATTCAAATATAGTATTGCTATCGTTAGTTAAAAGCAACTAATGCAAATTGTGGAAAAGTCATTTTGTGTGTTGGTTATAGGGCAATAAAAAACCCCGAATACTTGTTATCGTATCGGGGTTTTCTGTTTAGGTGCCTAAACTGTTTAACCAGTTTAACGCTGCTTGGTGGCCTAAGCGTATTGCATCCTTCTTGTTCATACCGAGCGTCTGCAATTTCATAACCACCTTAAACTGGAGCTCAGCCTGTTCCCGCTCTTCGCTGAACATATCCATAAGTGTTAGCTGCAAGGCATTTAGTGCTACGTTTGCCTCTAAGCGTTTTTGATAAGTGCTAGCCAGTTCTCCTGTCTCTTTGTTAACCTGCTCTGTTGCCATTGCTTTAGTTTTTAGTGAATAAAAAACCCCCACCTTTTCAGGTGAGGGGCTAATTTGGTTAGTCTTCGTTTACTTCTTCGCCGGTGCTACAGGTGCTCCACCTTTTGCGGCCTTAGCCTCTGCATCTGCTTTTGCAGTAGCTTGTGCTTTCAGGTCGTTCTCATACTTAGCCTGCGCTTTTGTATAAGTTGCATACTTTTCTAACAGCTTCTTCTCATCTGCCGTTGGTTTGTATGTTTTGTTGGCGTTAACCTTAGCCTGTAGTGCCTGCATGTCTTTTAGGTTGGTAGGAATAGCCGGCGCATGTAAACCTTTTTCACGTTCCATCTCTGCCTTGGCTTTCTTTTCCGCTACCGTAGAAGGGAACCTTGCGGCAATTTCTGCATCAATTTGCGCTTTTGTGGCGGCAATTTCTGCTTTCAGTGCTACTTTAAGTTTCACTTCCTGTGTAATGCGGGTTTTTAAACCTTCCAAATACTCACGGTTCTTAGCCTTAGTAATATCAGCAGAAATATCTGCCAACACTTTTAGCTCCGTAGCTTTTTGGGCCTCGTGTTTATCCTTACGTTCTTGCTCGCGCTTTTGCTTTTTAGTAACATCGTTCTTAGCCTTAGCTGCATCGTTTTGCAGCGTTATAATGAAACCAAGTAAGTGTTGGCAAAGCTCTTCACCCAAATCTTTGTGGGATATAGGAACTACCTTGGTGCCTTTCACAATGGCGTAAGTGTAGCCTCTTTCGTCTACAACGTTCACGATTGAATTTTTCCTTGCGGAACAAACAACCGCATACATCGGACTTTCTTGCCCTGTAGATACTACCACGGTATCACCTATTTTGTAGATGCCGTCTGTATCAATAAACAGGTTAGGCAGGGTTAAGTCGCCGTTGCTATACGTTTTAATGTATTCAGCGCAGGCAACCTGTAACCACTTTCTTTCAGCCGGAGTAAAGCAGTTCATTAAGTCACCATAAGAGTAACGAAGTTCCTGTTTTACTTCTTTTAGCGGCTTTAACTTGCACATAGATTCTACCAAATCAGGTGTAATCTTTGTATCTGTAGAACCATATTTCACAACAAGGTTAATCAACAAATACCATGCGCCGTTAAGATACTCTCTCCAAAGTTCATACACCGGATATTCCGCTACGGGGATAAACCGTTTGAACCCTTGCAGGCCGTAATTTTGCGAATCAGTAAACGATATGCCCTTGGCATCTCTTACAACATTTTGCATGTCATAATACATAAGGTTTTCTACAACCTCTGCCTCTTCACGGGCAACACTTGGCACCAGTTGCTCAATTTTAGGTTCCTCTTTTTCAGGTGCAGTAGCCACCGGTGGAGTTACCACGGTAGTATCTACAGGCTGTATAGTAGGTGCCTTTTGAGTTTCAATAGTGTTAGTGTTACTGCCTTTAGCACCTTGTTGTTGTTTATTTGCAGCTACAAGGTTTTTTGATTTTTTCTTATCAGTTTTCATTTGCTTGAATTTTAAAATGTTAGACATTAAATTCCACTCCATAAATAATACGGGGTTGAGCAAAGTAAATAGTGTCAATCTTGCTACGGTCAGCTTCGTCTTGATTATTCGACTTTCTCATATTGTTATATATTCTATAGCTGTTTAGTGGCTTGCATCGTTGCAGGCTGTCTATAGGATATTACAAAATGTCAATGAACGTTTAGGGGAGGCAAATTGTGCTTTGCTCGTCTGAATTACCCCTCGCTGTCTGCTTTCGTTCCTTGTCGGTGCCGTTGTTCATTCGGTGCCGTTCGCGTCCCTTTTGGCTAATCGTTAGCAGCATGTTTATATAGTTGCCTCTGTAGTAGCTCGGTCAAAAGTTCGCATCTTATGCAAGGTTTGCCCCGTTTTTAGTCTATCCGTATAAAAGGCAGGCTATTTAATAATATAGCCGTTCGCCGTTCCTTTTATCCCTCAATAGCTAGTTTAGGGTTTCCGCTTTTGGTGCGTATTAAGTCAATGAACAGGTCAAATCTACTGGGGGTGTTTTTATCTCCCCCTTCGGTAGTGTAAATATAATATTTATATGTGAATGCCATATAATTAAAGTGTTAAAATTGTTAATTTATTTTAGCTTGTTTGGTGCCCTGTAGCCTGTATAGTGTGGTATAGGTTTGCAGCAGGTGCAAAGGTTTGCTTTGTGTGTGTGTGGCTCCCTTTATGTGCTCCCTTTGCCCCGTTCCCTTGTTTGGGTGCCTTATGTGTGCTTTGCGCTCCCTTTGCCTTGTATAGTGTGGTATAGGTTTGTATAGTGTGGTATAGGTTTGCAGGTTTGCCGGTATAGAGAATAAAAAATGCCTACAACAAAAAGGCGGCTTACCCTGTCCCCTCTTGTTAGTAGGCATCTAAAATCCAAGCACGGATATTTTTACTTCAAGTATCTCTTTCTTAGCTTCTTTAAGTCCTCAGAAATAAATACAAGCGTAGTTCTTGTTACTACTGTTTTACTCTCCACATCAACGTCGAAAAGACCTTTGAACAACTTCTTCATGGTTGGGGCCGATAAAATCTTCTTCGACTCCCCATCCTTCGGCAATGAAAGATAACTCATCAACTTAGTCTTTTCTTCGTTTGTCTTCTTAAAGCCACATTTCTTATGGCAATCGTCCGTCTCGAAAAATTGAGCTACTCCACCATATTTGCTGTCAATGTATGCACGAATGAATACCAACAAATCATAATACTCTACCTCTTTTCCTTTCACTGCTTCTTTAGTCGCTGTTCCCATGTTTCCTCTCTTAGTCTTTATAGAAGTATACTATCGGGGTGTCCTCCGGTGTGTTATCCACCTCTATAGAATATCCCGACCAGTTCTTCACACCCGCCTCATCAGCGTAAATGAACCATAAAAGTTCTTTTACCGTCTCCTTTCCTCCACCGAAGGTCATAAACACAACTTGGTGTTTCTCATCCCCGGTTTTTACTTCTCTTTCCACCATCTCCTGTAAATCTCCATCGAACTTAGCGTCCTTTAGAAACTTCTTTGCAGATTCCTGCAAGGGAGACATTTTTACAACCTTAGTTTCCTTCTTTCCGTCTTTACCGCTCATAGCTGCAACTTCTGCTGCTTCCTCGAACTCATTTTTCTTTACTCCTTCATCGCGCTTTGGCATTTGAGTTACTTAATTAGTTGTTGAGATTCTCTTTTCTTCCGTCTATATAAGCAAATATAGTTTATTTAAGTATAATCGCAAATACTTGTAAATCTTTTTCAATCTCTTCTGTCTTCGCTGTGTAGAAGAACCTATATAGTGCATCAAGGTCTCTCAGCCCCTCATAGCGTTCTACACCAAGTTGCTCCACTAAGTCCTCCGCGTTAGCAGTTTGATATAGTTTACTCCCCTTCTCTAACAGGCTCCTTATCTCCCGTATCTTTGCCGTCCGTTGGCGGAACGCCCACCACTCCTTTAAGCTCTTGTAAAGTGATTTCATATTGTGCTATTTTTTGTGAGAACTGAGTAAACCCGCTCATCGTTCTTAGTATGTCCAACTGAGCCATAGTCACCTCATCTTCGCTATCCGGTGCATAGGCAGTAATAAGTGTAGGTATGCCGTCCACTCCTGCGAAGTATAGTAATCTCCTCCCTCCGCTCTTAACCATGAAGAACCTTCCAATCTTATCCCCTTTATCGGTCACTACAGGCGTAAAAGTGTCGTGTTCATAGTTTGCGCTCTCCCACTCCTGCTTATCGTTTACTTTCTCTAGCGAAGGTGTGGAAAGGCTTACCCCCATTAGTGAACGTTGTATTCCTTCGTATAGCTCAGCAGAAGGCGCAACAAAAGGAACATACTGACCCTCCTTCTCTATGTATATAAGCAAAGAGTTAAAGTTAAGTGTAGACAAAGCCACTCTGAATTTCTTCGGCTCGTCCCCCTGCCACACAGTAACCTGCTGAATAACCTGTCCCTTTTCATTGATTGGGAACCTTCCAAGTTCTACCTTTAGGTAGTGTTCGTAATCTAGTAAGCTGCTCATATTGTTTCGTTCCACATTTGTTTTCCTTTTGCTTGGGCGCGTTCTCTCACTATATGTAGTGCGAGTTCTTTAAGCATGTGCTCCTTTCGCATAGGAAGTGACATAGTATCTATGTCTTTTTCAAATTTTGTTTCCTCCGTCTTTCTAAGTTTCACAAATTGATACCTAGGTGTGGTCTCCATCTCCCTATTTCGGTATATTAAGTAATCTGCCACATCATACCCTCTTTGGTAGTGCTTCAAGGATTCTTCGGAAAGAAAAACTGCCGCAACAAACTGCTCTTCGTCAGTAGTTCTCTGCTCCTGCGCAAACACTTTTCCCCCTAAGCAATAATCTAAGAATTGAAATACCTCGGCTGCTGTCATTTTGTATCTTTTAGCGAGTATAAGAATTTTCTAAGGAACTCCTCTTGGTGCCGGTGCGCAAAAGAGTAGTGGAACCTCTTCTTCTCATCCTTCAATGCCTCTTCAATTCCGTAGCCCATCGCTACCTTCGCCAAAACGCTAAAAGTAGAAGTCCTACCGTGCCCATACTCACAATGTATAAGTATAGGCTTGCGCTCCCTCTTAACTATCTCCATAAACTCCTTCGCCTGCTCCTCTGTTGGAGCCTCATGGTCGGGAACTAGAAACCTAAATTCCTTTATGCCCAATTTCTCACAGAACTTGTGGTCAACATCATTCTCCTTCCGAAGATTGATAACCGTGTTTACCCCGAGAGACCCCTCTAGCCATTTCCATTGATACTCATGGATAGGTTGAGCACATCTATATATATTGTCGTAAATAAAAGCGAAGTTCTGTAACGGAACCAGTCCGAACCTCTTCTTATCGCTCTTTTTTGAATTTTCTTTGTGATACTCTCCCATCTTATTTGAATTGTTTCGGTGCGCAGATTAAAACATTCCCCACTATGTAGTCAGTCCTGCCATAGTATTCATTCCACAACTCAGTCGCCGTCTCGTTCACTGGTAAATCAAAAAGTTTACCCTCCTCGTTCAGCAGCATAGTAAGAGTAGGCATCCCCTCTTTCACAAGGGTAACCATCTCCACCATATTGTGTTGCTTGAACGCCACTATCTCTTGGCACTCCTCCAGTGAAAAGTTTTTGCCATTCTTAGGTTTCGTGGGAACCGGTTCTAAGCTGTTAGCGTTAATAATAACCGGAACTTCTATCTTTCTTGTTTCCATTTTATTGTGCTTGGTTTTATAAAATAAAAAATGGGGACGGGTTAAAAGCAATGGCAGTCGCAAATCCCCGTCCCCTCATACCCACATTTATCACACTCCACGCTCTTCTCTTATTCCTGCTCTAACTCGGGGTCAAACTCAGGGTCAATCTCCTCATCCTCACCATCCCCTAAGTAACCTTCCTCACGTTGGCTCTTTATTTCTTCCTGTATTTCGTCGCGCTCGATTTCCTCGGCACTCGGTCTTGTTGATGTTGCCATGTTTTTGTTTTTATGAATGATAGGTATTACTTCTTTCTTCCGTCTCTGGCGTTTTAAGGTAGGCGGGGAGACCCGCTCAAAAGTCTTTAGCCCCCGCCGTTCCTCAAACCGTTTAAATTACAACCTGGCTCCGCGCAAATTAGGCTTTGTCGTCCTCATCTTCGCCACCCTCTTCCGAGTCGCGCTCATCATCATCTTCACCCTCGCCGCCGTCGCTATCATCGTCGTCGTTCCAACCATCGCCGGCACCCAAAATATCATCGGTGTCGCCTCCGGCAAAAGGGTTATCTTCTCCACGGGCCTCCGCATGTTTGCCAAGTGTTTCGTGAGTGCTGCTGTTCGCCAACACTGCCGCGAAGCGTTGTGCGCCTTCGGTCTTTTTACCGGCTAACCAATCTGCGTGGTCTTGCTTAATCTGCGTTTCCTCCGAGGTAACCGCATCGTCACCCATGATTTCGCGCAGAGATTCGCCCTGTGTCATTAATAATTGAACCAAAGCTGCCCCTGCTTTGATTTGAGCCGGTGTTCTTGTCACCGGTGCTGCTCCGCCTTTTTTCTTAGCGGTAGCTGTTGCTTTTTTAGTTGCCATTGTTGGAACTGTTTTAATGTGAATAATAAAAAAGTCTTCCTGAGTTTCGGGAGAGGGTGCAGAACTAGGCCAACCCACTTAGCCGTCGTCCCGCTCTCCCTCGCCTTACTTCTCTTTATATAAGGTTATATAACGCTATTTAGCGTCACCGTCTTCTTTGTCTTTTTCTAGTTTATCTGCCACCTTGACCTTGAACACAGAAGTAAGCATAAGCAAAGGGTCAATCTTACACCCCGCCGCAAAAAGAACATCAGCCGGTGCGTCTACTTTACAAAGAGACCCCATCACCATCTTCAATGCCTGCTCCTTAGTTATCTCAAACTTCTCGGCTACGTGTTGGCTAATTTTCAGTAGCGCGTCTACATACACAGGAACTTGTAATTCCTTCGGTAGCTCTCTAAAGCTCTCTACAAGCGGTTTTAGTATGTTTTGAAACTGCGTGAAGAACGCCTCCTTCTTTTTTTCTTCCTCGGTATACTCTCTTACCGGTTCGTTTTCGTTTTCCATTTCCTTTTCGTTTATATCTGATTCAAATATAGTAAGTGTTTCCGTAAAATCAAGAACTAAAGTTATATTCTCTTATATAAGCCAATATAACGCAATATAAGCCTATCGCTGATAATATAATGCCCTGAAAATCAGCACTATACGCAAAATTTGCGAGGCAAAATGCCCATCAAACCCGGTATTTATATGGTGTTGCGATATAATTCATTCTGTTCAAAACAAGCAGTAAAGCCCCCATTATAGTAGTCTTGTAGTCTGTCTGTATCATATATAGGGAGTTCATCTCCTACTCGGTTCCTTTCCGCGCGTTTTTTGAAAATTTTGGGGTTTGCCCTGTTGGGTGTTCCTTATGTAATAGTTAGTAAGTAAGTGCCACAGCCTCTCCTTCTCCGCCGCGCTTGGTCGGGAGTGTCTCGTTTTACTCTTCTGTGCCATTAGTAGTAGGTGTAGTCTTTACTTCTTCCGCGCCTTGGTTGCGCCAGTCCTCTACTGTAAAGGAGAACACCCTCTTGGATAGGTCTTCTTTGTCCGTGGTTATAGCGGCCCACTTTATCATCTTTCTACACTCCGCGTTGAACTTGTTGGCTTTCAGTCTTTTAAGTCTCTTTAGTTCATGCTCATCAAACCACAAGCTAGTCCTCCCTGTCCGCTTCTTATCATACACCATGAATAGCCCACTTCCTGCGCCGGTTCCTGTGTATATGGCGAACTTCTTGGTTCCCCTCCTGTATTTTCTTGCGCGTTTTTCCATCTGTGAAAATCTCTGAAAACACGGCAGTTTAAAAAACCGTGTAGACTGTAAGTATGTTAATACTTGCTCTGTGTGTTATATAATGTAATATAATGAGTTTTAACCTTTTATGTTAATTTTGGGGATAAAAACTTTCTAACCTGCTTTTGGTGGTAGCGTAAATAGCTTTTCATACTTGTTTGGAGCCTATTGAACCTCTTTTTTGAAAGATATTTCATTCTTAGATGCTTACCATAAAACAAAAAAGCTCCACAATACCCGCAAATTGCTATATCACCTACCTTTGGTTTGGCTGCGTCATTCTCTATAGAAGTGGCAGCATCATTAGACTTTCCGCAACAAGGGCAATCATTCCTTCTTCTATTTACCCTACCTTGATACCTAGTGGCTCTTTCTTCCGGTTTTTCCATCTGTTTTCTGTTTTAGCTCTTCCACGCAAGTAGCGCAGATTCTTAAAATAAATCGGGTATCTCCATCTACTTGGTAGACGAAGTGGCTCGTTCTGTTACAAATCATGCAGCCCCCTGCATGTAGGGTAGCCAATTCCGATACGCTCAATACTGTTTTACTATTCTCCATCCCAATCCAATATTCCAAGTTTCTTGTCCTCTTCCCACTGCTCCTCCGGTGACATTTGATAGTAGTTTAAACTTCTTCCTTTCGCCTTTTCTTTGTCGTTTATCTTACGCCGGCTATTATACGCTTCTGTAGCCTTCCTTTGCGATATGGTGGTAGAAGAGTTTGACCAACCTCCGCCCACATAGTCCCAAAATGGAGCGGTTTGGCTCTTTTCCGGTAGTTTGTAGAATGCTACGCAAGCAGAGTTTGGAACAGATAAGTAGCCCCAAGGTCGCCCATCTTCTGAAAGTATTAGAGGAACATACCATCCTCTGTGGTCGTCGTCTAAGCACTCGTTGCACCTGCTGTCCTCGGGCCTGTAGAAGTTTCCATAAGGTCTGTAGAGCCTAACGTCTGAAACCCCGCACTTGCCGCAGCTAACTTTATTTTTCTCCACTTCCACCGAATTTACTTTTACCTGTTTTTGGAATATCCCACATCTTATTGTCTAGCACCATTTGCCCCTGCTGTATCATGCTTTTCTCATCGCGCAGCCGGCAGGCGATACGGTCTCTATATTGGTCGGGGGTCTCATCTCCTTTACGGAAGTCCCACCCATAAATACCGGCAAAGTAATTAGCAACATTTTAGCCCTTATCCTCGTATCGGGACTTTATAAGACTCTCAATAGCCATGATAGTATCAGGGTCAATCGTTTTGTTTACTCCTCTCGGTATTCGGAAAACCAGCAACTCTTGGTCTTTCTCGTCTGCCTCTTTAGCGGACGCTAACCAAGTGTCGAACCACTTTTGTCCTCTATCCTCCATATTTTCGGCAATAACGGAGCCTGCCCAATATTTTACTATCATTTTTGGTCGTAGTTAGTTTTAGATTCTTTACCGTTCTCGTTTCCGTTGCGCTGCTGTATTTTGTCTTTCACAACTATGTAAGGAACGCCACCTGGTAGGTCTTCCCAAATAGTGCGGTCACTTATTGTAAAATCTATGTAGTTAACAGCCATGCCTAGGGCGACCAAAACTTCCATAGTTACACGGAGGTCGGCCCATTGGTTTCCTGCATTATCGTTGCACATATTTAGAAAAGACCACCCTCCGCCTTTGCTCTCCATAAAATTGTCGGGAAGCTCGTTGCACATATCCATTATATCTCGGGTGTGCTTTTCCAACCGGTCGGGGTTAAATCCAAAGTTGTTCTGTATGCAGTTAACTATCTTGGCATTGTCGGTATTCTCTCCCTCTTTAAAAAGACAGTCCTTAAACACTGCCATTACATTTTCTGCGGATAGTTTCATTTCTAATTTGTTTTTAGTTCTACAATATTTACCGCCTTTCTCCCTCCCAAGCCTTTACAGTCTTCAAGGAAAACATGGCAGTTCTCGAGCGCGTTCTCAAATCCAAACTCGCTCATAATTAGTTTTACGGATTGAACGCTAGGCATGTCTTTAACGTCCCCGTCTACAGAAATGCTTAGGTGCCTAACTGGGCCTATAGGTTGCTCTTCTATAGAGAAAACAACCCGATACCCCATCTGTATTTCTAGCACATTCTCTTTGTTATCGCCGGCCTTTGTTCCTGTTCCGTTCATAACATCAAGTATATCATCCATCGTTACGCGGTGCGAATCTGCATACTCGATAACTTTCTTAATCTGTGCCTGAACCTCTTGGTCTATTAATAGCAGTCTTAGCATTGCCTTATTTTTTATATTTAAGTCAAATATAGTAAATGTTTTGATACCTGTATGTATAAAATTATTGAGTGTGCCTTTGAATGAATGCCATTCTTTTTTCCATCAAGTCACCGGCTTGAAAGTGCTTTGGTTCTACAGCATTACCTGCCATGCTAACTAGTTTTGCAAAGTTAGTTGGGTCATTGTAGTAAGGCTTTACGTCTTGTCTAGGGAATTGATTAGTGTCAAACCCATTTCTTAATGCGCCCTTAACAAGCGCATATAAAACACCCAAGAATGTTAGGTCTGCTCCGGCACAGTAATCTATGTTGCACCAATTAGCATCTATCTTACCAACTCTTACACGGTAGCCATACATTACCGGATATACGTATATCTCTAAGCCGTCTTCACTCACCTCTCTGTAGAACCCATTGTCGTTCTCTTTTGCCGGTGTGAATGTTCTTTTCCACTCTTCCATCTCTTTATTTTCCTTTGTTGAATATTTTTTGTAACACTCCTGCGAAACCTGTTCCGTAGTTGTTTATCTGCTCTTCTACGTCTCTCGTTATGTCTTCTATGTCTATCGGAAGTCCTAGGCTCCAACCCGCGCTAACGATGTTCTGTGCGTCAAAGTATGCTGAGGATGATAAGCTGCCTTGGTTAACAACGCAGTAGCATCGGGTGGGGTCTCTTTTATCTATCAGCACAATAACTGTCCACCATTTATCTTTATGCGCTAAGTGGTATAGATAGCCGTGAACCGTGTAATTAGAAACCGGCTTTTCAACTTCTTCTACCGGCATGTAAGGCTTTCCGAAAACTCTTATGGACTTATCTATTGTTATTTTCATTTGTTTTATGGTGTTCGTGAAAAGTAAATTTTAGCTACAATAAGTGCAATGAGAATTACATAACTAACCCCAACAAAAATTAGCAGCATGTGAAAAGCGAACTTTATTTGTTTAGCTGTTTTACCCCTCATAAGGTTCGTCTCTTATACTGTCCCACTTAGTTAGAAAGTCTAAAATATTTCTGTGGTCTATCTCTTGGTTATCTGACAATCTAGTGACCTGGATTTTATCCCCGCCAAGAGGTGTAACAGCAATGTGGTATTCCATGTTTCTTCTAAACCCAAACTCTCCATCGTGCCCCTTGAAGACTGCTTTAACGTATCGTGGTGTCATTGTTTTTATCTTTTTTAAGCAGTTCTATCTGCCTACGGTTAATCTCATCTCTTACTTTTGCCGCGAACTCGTAACGCTCATTATCTATAGCGAATGAGTGAAGTCTCCCAAGTTCATCATTATCTACTTTATCTAGCTTAATATCATTTAAGCCCCCACCTAAATCTCAGACTCCCCATCAATGTCCATTTTATAAACGTTAAACAACTTGAATTTGATGTAGTCATTAAGTTTAACATCTATGTCCTCGGGGAAGGCGGGTGTGTTTATTATCTTACCATAGATATACTCGCTGTCTTTTGCTAATGCAGCTACCCACAGCCTCTCTGCTTGGCAGTTCTTTGCTCCCGCCTTAGTGAATACGCAAACCTGCATAAACAGCTTTGTTTGCTCCGGTATTTCCTCTGTGCGTTCAAAGGTAGAAAGGTATTTATCCCTAGCTTCTACCATCTCAGATAAATCAGGAGAACTAAATGTTTGAGGGTAACGCCTTTGCATCTTCTGCGCATTCTCCATCTTAGGTTCTTTAAATACTATTTGCTCCATTATACTTTGTAAGTTTTAAACTGCTGCTCAAATTTATACTCGCCCCACTTATTTATTAAGGCTACAACGTCCTTTCTTAGTTGTTCTCCTTTTCCATTTGCGCAGTCTTCTAAGGTAGCATCAACTGTTACCCTAGCAGAAGAAAAGTTATAGGTGAGAAAAACGCTGTAAAAAGTAGGTATTGCCCCTCTTGACCACTGCTCTTGTATGTTTGAAACAGCGATTAAGTTGTGCAGGTCTACTGCCATACCATTAGAGAAAACAAATATTGAATTAAACTTTTCCATCTTCTATTTTTAAAAGTTCTGTGGGAATCCACCCACAATCGCCATCGTCAATAGTATTTATAACCTCCATAGTCCACGGCTTGTTGTAGATAGTGTTGAATCCATCTTCAACCCTGCGGGTGTTAAGAGCTACTGTTTTAATATCTCCTATCTTAACCTTCGTGTCGTCAAACTCCACAAGCCCATCATCTGTTTTAAGTTTAATAACCGTGGCTTTTGCACGAACAACTTTAGAAAATCTGCTAAGATGAATAAGTGTAGAAGGAACTAAAGAGGTATACCCTAGCTTAATAACATCAGTAATAGTTTCTGCCTCCTTAACCCACTTTTTATGACCTTTAATAGCGTCGTCTTCTGTGTCATACCTTTCCACCGGATGAGTTCCTGCGCGGTCTATAATAGCCGTCTCAGGCCCACGGTCATTAGTTATGACTGTAGACACAATCACCCCATTAACCTCATCTCTTGCTATGGACACAGGCTTTTGTGCAAACGCCTTTTGTGATAGCTTACGAAACTCTTCAAGACCCTTTAAGAAGTCTAGTGGGTTTTTTTCCGGTTCTTCCATTTTTACTTATCTCTGTTTTGTTGGTCGGCAAGATAGCCGCTTACCTCTGCTGCCTTTGGGTATATAAGCCACCTTTTAGGGCGACCATCAGGCCGTTTAAAAACATCTAGCTCACCTTGGTCAAAAGCGTAGCCTGCTGCATCGAAAATTCCGTTTTCAACAACACAAACTATTCCTTCCTGCCATTTGCTAGGCTCTGCAATTTCTTTCGCTCCGTCCACTATCAACTGGTCTGCCTTTCTGTGTCCCTGTAAAGGTCTGCCACTAGAATCTTTGTTTACGTAATATCCCATATTTATTTAATACTTTTTTCTTAAAACTCTATATGTTGTTATGCCCATGCAATTTAACCCAAACAAACACCATATAGCTGTGCCTATTTTCCAATTAAAAGAAAACTGAGGGTAAGCAAAAGAATACAACATTCCTCCTAGGCATAAAGCGTATGAGCATATCCAAATCCACCCAAGAGAATTTTTTATGTGCTTTGCTGTTTCTACCGTCTCTTTGCTGTTTAGATTGTTTAGCGGCATATTCTACATCTTTTGTTTGTCTACGTTAGTCCAATTTATAACACCGGTAGGAGATATTATATTATTATTAATTAAGTCGTTAACGTTCCTACCATACCAACCTTGAAGGCTTCTCCAAAGCCCTGTTTTTATTATGTAAGCCCAAGCATACATAGTTTCGTCAAAAGTGGCATCTTCGCCTTCGCAAAACCCTTCTGCGTAAGCAGTAGCTAGATAAGGTGTCCATAGTATCTTACACCCTCTCCGCTCATTAGGGTCTTTCCCCTGAGAGCAGAGCGCACAGCAAGAATCTATAGTTGGTGTCTCATTCTCACAATGCTTACAATAGGAGTATGGTAGCTTGTTTTTATCTGCGAGGTCGAATACCGCTTGCTGCCCACCCTTCTCGTATGCCTTTTCGTAGTCCTTTATTGTTTGCTTTTTCACAACTATAAATTTTCAACTGTTGCTCTCATTACTGCAAGTAAATACTTAGCAATATCAATATCATCTTCTCCGGTTAGGAAAACTCTATTAACACCAGTATTGGTGTATTTTGCATTTTCCGTATCGTTGATTTGCTCGTCAAAGAACTTTAGCCACTCAGCTTTATTCTCTTTGGTAATCGGTTTAACTAGTCTTCCGGTCTTTCCTGCCATCTTGTTTTATATTTAAGTCAAATATAGAGATTTTATCTGAACTATAAAAGAGAATTATTTATCAGTAAAGCCTTTTATAAAGTAATACCCTATTTCAGACTTCCACACATAGTGCCCGAACAGAAAGATTAAGTTCTCTTTGTTAGTTGCCTTTCCATACATATACTTAACGTCTCTGACTAGCTGCCAGTAATTTATTCTTACCGCTCTTGTCATACTGGTATCTGTATAGAAGCAGTATTTACTTCCTTCTCTACCATGAGGTCTTCCATTAGATAGCCAGTCTATGAATAGGTTAACAATCTCTTCGTCAGTCTTTTTTGGTAAGGGCATAAAAAGGTAGTTTTTCAGTGCCAAATAAATTTTTATACTCTCTTCTTCTTTTAAGCATTTTCTTGGCATCGCCCTCTACGAGTTCTTTGCTCCAACTGCCTATAAACCGGTTAGGGTCTTTTTGCTTGCTCACCATAAGTTTACGATAGCTCTTTTCAAGCTCTACCATCTCGAAGTAATAATCTACACATATAAAGGGCCATATATCCAACCAAACACAGTTGAATTTTATCTTCTTAGGTGTCTTGCACCACTCGTAAGCATCCGCATGTATTATCTTTAGCTTTGGGTGCTTTACATACGGCTCTATAAGTTTTATTAGGTCAAGCTCTAGTTCCAACACTGTAACAGAGCTAACCTCTTTTTTATTAAGTATAGCATGTAAAACCATTCCCATTCCCAAGCCGGCAATAAGAACATCACCATGTGCTTTCTCTACAAATTCTGTATTTGTTCGCTGCTCCATCGGCGTGTCACTCATCCATATTCTTGCGTTCCTATTTTCAAGGAACTCACTATCGCTTAATTTGTTTATTTCACGTTCTAGTAGAATGCAATAAGGGTAGTTAGGCTGTAGCCCTCGGGATAACCAAGGGTGCCCATCTAATCTGTGCTTCATCTGTTCAACTTTTACCTGAGTTTCAGTTAAAGAGTTGTGTAGTATTTTAAACCTACCGCTTTCTATCCCGTCAGGGAGAATTTTGTGCATCTCAGGGAACATAGCCTATAGGTGCTCTCGGTTATTCATTATATACATCATATCAAGCACCGCATCAGGTGGTGCCGGTAGTGGTTTCATAGCGGTAGTTCCATCCATGAATAGCCACCGTTTATGCTGTAGCAAGAAAGCGTGAATACGTATGCCAATCCAGTCGGCAGCTAAGAACTCACCAAACGCCTTGTTTGCTTTGTGTGCGTCCTCTTTAAGTGATAACTCTCTTTTGTAGTCCATCCCTGTTACGCGGATATACTCTCTTAGCTCATCTTCCGTCTCCATCGTAGTAATTAACTCAAGAGCTTTGTAGTAGCCTCTTCTAAAAGGCTCATACATTTCCTCACTTGGCATTTTAAGTGTGCCAAAATGTTCGTCTGCCAACTCGCAGGTTCTACGTTTAAATTCGTCAAATAACATCTCCATCTTTGTGTAGGTATTAACAGTTTAATAAATAATGTTTTCTCTTTCTAGGAAACTCATTGCAAGCGCACGGGTTTGTTTCCCCTGAGTGAAAATTTTTGTCTTCGCTCATAGTCCACTTGGAAGATATACCGGTTGGGTGTTCTCTGTTCATATAGTTTTCTATACGCTTTTTACTTACCCCGACCCTTGCACACGCCGAAGCAGCGCATAGCCCTATTCCTATAGCAACAACATCGCCTAAGTCTTCTTCTTTAATATTGCTTACAGGATTTTTTCTACCTGCTGCTTTTTTCTTTGTTGCCATTTTTATATATTTTAATCAAATATAAGATAAATTGGCTAATAAAAAAAATACTTTATTTATGAGGGCTATTCGCTATATCAATTACGTTAGGTTTTTCTATCCATGCGCCTATTTTATTGATAAGCTCAAATGCTTCAACCAATGGGAATTTAGCTCCGGTTATCTGTATAGTTTTAGCATCTTCTAGTGGAGACTTTGGAACTAAAGAGCCTGCGCCTATGTAAGCTCTAAGGTCTCCAACACTATCAGCACACACAATAATTCCAATAGTTCCTATAGAGGCTGAACAGGTAAACCATGTGTAGCCGAGTATTCTCTTTTTCATTAACTCTTTATTAAGTCGGTGGAAACGCAAATGTTTATTCCTCCGTCTACCATAGCATCTGCGTGAGATATTGGAGAGTCTTTACACTGCTCCATTGTTATCTTTCCGCTAAACTTTATACGCAGCACTGTGCCGCCTAAAGGAGAATGAACCCATATAGTGTTTCCACCATTTACAAATTCAAGCTCTGCTACTTTTATCTTAACTATTTCTCCCTGTTTCATAAATCCCGCATTTGCCCTTTTTCAACCTTGGCTACAACAACAAAGGCTTTCTCAAGCTCTGCCATAACATGCCGAAGGTGCTCTGCACTATCTATAATACCGTTTTCATGGGCCTGAGCTATGTTAGCAGCCAAGCCGGAGACAAAACAATAGGTAAGTGCCTTGGTTCCTTCAAGAGTGAGGTCACCATCTTTTGTGTAGGCTTCCTCATCTAAGTTATCGCCTACACCTAGGCGGATATTGCACTCTTTTAATGTGTTTTTGGAGGTTTTACCGTCCTTGTTTTCCAAAACTATTTGTGCGTAGCCTTGGAAAGATAATTCGTAACTCATCTTTTTAAATTTTACTACTTCGTGATTTAATACTTTTTAGCCCTTCTTCAAATGTCGGAGCACTACAAGCAATAAAGTTACCGGATAAAGCACTCCATCCATCTACAACACCTTGTGAATCTCTATAAAGAATATAGAACTTCCTAGGGTCTATTTTATATTGCTCTGCTATCTCTTCAACAACGTTCTCTATATCGTTTGTGACTGAGCACCTACCTAAATTAAGGTCTTCGATAAAGATTGTTTTCTCCTCATCATCTACTTGAAATCTGTAATCTGATTTGCTCATACAACTCTTGGGTATTTTATTATGTCCTCTTCTTCTACGATTTTAATATCTATCCAACCGATTCCAACATACTCTTTTACTACGTTGCCTAGAATTACCCTTTTAGGTATCTTAGGTGAATTTGTTACGCTGAGTTTTTGGAACTCATCAAATTTTATCGTGCTCCCCTTAGATACGTCTACTTCAACTAAATACTTTCTTTTGCATTTGTTGCTTTTGTCTAGGCCCCAATTAACCATATAGGTATCACGCATAGCCTTGGCTACACAGCCTATTCCTAGTTGTGTAAGCCTTATATGTCTTACTAGAGTATTCTGCTTTAGTGCTTTCATGGTAGTTTAAGTTCTTTACGTATCTCTTCCCCGCGCTCTTTTGTTAGCTTAACCCCACTATCCCAATACTCTACTTCTAAGTAGGGCTTATCGGGAACCAAGTAACGCTTTACGGGAATTATGTGAAATCCTGTTATGTGAACAAAGGCAAAACAAACCGGCCTAGAGTTGAGAACCGTAGGGTCTACAAAAATAACGTTTTGGTCTGCCACACGCTCTTTCAGCTTTTCTGCGTCTGCCTTGCCATTATAGCTGCTCATGGCTAAATATGGGCACACAAGAAGAGCATACGTCCCGCATTCATGGTGTATCGGTGTATCTATATAGGCTCCTTGCGGGTGGAAGGCAGACATTATCCCGCCTAGCAGCCACATATCTTCTTTTAGGTAACCTCCGCAGATGGCGCAGCGTTTTTCCGCGATAGCCTTTTCAACCATCTTGGCATCGTTCACAGTAAACATAGGCTTGTTGAACTTATCCCACATTACTATGTAAGGAACCGGTAACCCTCTTGCGTCCTTCTTCATTCCCTGCATTTTTGGCGGCAGAGGCACCTCTTTCCAATTTCTCATTCTCCGTCTTTTTCAAAGTTTGACCTAATAAGTGCCTTTGATGAATCTATAGCTTTGTCTAGTGACTCCTCTAATTCAGCATCCCCGCCTCTTTTCTTTACATCACTTTTAACCTTTTTTAGAAGCAAGTAAATCTTAATGCTAAGAATTACATTTCTTATAAAAGGAGCAACAAAAAAGTAGCCGAATAAAAACGCGCTAATAATTGCTGTGAACCATAGAAATCCTACCATACTATAAATTTTTATTTTGACCTGGCTTTTTAAATTCTCCTTTATGTGAGTGATACTCTAAGAACTCCTTAGTGCTCTTAAAACAATAGCCCGCCCCAACTTCGCCTTTAATTTCTATCTGAGCGGCCCTTACTGTCGGGTTTCGGGATAGCTTTAGCATGTTATTGTAGATATGCAGAACGCCCCTACAAAACCTCTCAGGATTCATGTGACAAGCAACAGGGGTATCGGTAAGAAAGTATTGCTCATACCGTTCTACTCCTGTTGCTATATCAGCATCTCCAAGCCACCCCTTAGCTGCCGTTTTTCGACATGGGCATTCTTTACATGGTTTACTTAGTGCCGGCATCTCTTTCTTTTTTCTTCTTTACATAACGAGGAGGTATTAGCTTCTTCGCGATAATTTTAATCTCTCTATAAATTGGGTCAACGCTTATTAAGTATGTCTTAATATCATCTACCAACTTATCCCAATCCTTCTCGGGTATCTCCAGTTCTATTTTTAAGAACTGGTCTTCATGTTTATTATCCTGCGTTCCCTCAGAATAGAAAACTCCGAACCGGTAGTTTAACCCATACTTGGTTATAAAATAGGAACTAACCAATGCTTTAGCTGCTTTCAGCTTACTCATTCTTAAACTCATCTCTGTTACCTCCACTGGCCTGCTTGACCATTTTTTCTATTTTTAAGCGGTTCTCCGCCAAATCAGGAGGTATACGATTACTAGGGAATTTTCTTTGGGTCTCTCCAAAAATACTAGCCCCGTCAACAACACACCTTTCCGTAAATCCAAAAGGGAATCTTACCGTAGGGTCTTCAAAAACCCATAGGTGAAACTGGTTAGCTCCATCTACAAGCCGGCTCTCTGCGGGGAAAAGTTCACAACCTTCGTTCTCAGGCCCAACCAGTTGATTTTTTATCCATTGAAAATCCCGCCAGTCAGGTTTTGCCTGACGGTCATTTCTTCTAATGGATAGCCAACACATTGTTACTGGTTTGCCCTCATTAGATAATCCTGTTGGTTGATTTCTTTTAACGATAACTGTATAAGTATCGTTTGCCCACATTTCATCTCCTAACGATTCTATAGCTCCTTTAAGGTGCTTTATCTTAGGGTTGGGTATTGCTGTTACTGCGTATAGCTCCTGCATTTCTTCCGTCTTTTATTTTTACTCCGGTGTTTTAAATCTTTCTTCGGCTCCTGCTAACGCTGCTGCTAGCCCTTTGAATATCTCTGCCGATGTTTCTATAACAACATGCGTCCCATCGGGGAGCACAGTATGTAAACCTACAGATGCTTTACCTGATTTCATTCCTCCTTCAACTATCGCCATCTCTAAGTTATCTACAACTTCTAGTTTCGCAGTTTGTGGAATATCGAAAGCCGGTTTACTATCTGACTTTCTTTTAATTATAATTTTTCCTACTGGCATATTACGCTTTTTTTAAGTTAGTGGGCTGTCTGTTCCACTCATCGAAATCAGCCTCATCTCTAAATTCATAAATGGCACCGATTGTAACACTATCAGCCTGAGATTGCTTTATTACAACTCTTTCGATGTCCGCCTTATTCACAAACTTATTATCGCCCGTAAAACAGGTTAATTCTCCGTCTAGTGCTAGCAGCTTACTGTCGCCCCTAGGGTTCTGTGGTGTTACCACTCCCCCTACTTTCTTTTGTGCGGTGTAAGCTACTCTGAAATAGCGTCTACTTTTCTTTTCTTCCTCTGTTGCCATTTAATTTTTATTTAAGTCAAATATAATATAATTAAGTAAAAAGCGGTTAACCAATAGTAGAAATAGTGCAAGAAGTTGTGCAGGTCTCCTCAATGGTAACTGTTATTCCTACATGGGCGATTTCCTTAGACAGAAGATACTTTAATAGCCTATCATATATCTCCTTAGCTATAGTTTCACAGGTAGGATTTCCTATGGTAGTTACATACGCGCTATTTTCCAACTCACAGAAAGCTATAAGGGCTTCATCTTCCTGTGCTAGTATCAACTTATGGTCATAGTGCATTTCTATTTCTTTTGTGAAGTAGCCCAACTCTCCAAAGTCTACTGCCATATCGTATTTATCGGTTCCTAGCATTTTAACTGCTATATGCCCGTTCCACGAATGTCCATGCACACTTGAGCATTTTCCTACATATCCTTTTATTAGCCGGTGGGCCGATTCAAACCTGAACTTTTTTGTTATAGTGTATTGCATGTGCTTAGTATTTTTGACCTACTCTTCGTCCGTCAGGATAGTGAACCTCTGTTTTAAATTTTTCTAACGGCAAGAAATACTGTTGACCATGAGAGCCGTAACTTCTGACCTCAGCATTCCTAGCAAAGTGCCTAGGTGTGCAGGTATAGACTATATTATTCTCATCATCAAGTATTCGTATCTGTTCACAGTCTACAATAAAGCTATCAAAGGCATCTTTGTCTATACCCCAAGCATTAAGTATAACCAGCAAGTGCTTAGACTTTTTTACCCGCTTGTAAAAAATATTGGCATTAATGCTGCCTACCTGAATTTGCTTACCGTTAGCGTCGTTTGTGAATATTATCATTCTAAAAAGTTGTCACCTTCGTTTAACCAATTAAATGTAGAAGTCTTAATAGTCAATGGTAGGTCTACCGGATGCAGGTCTTTTCCTTTAGCTGTGTGTATGCGTATGCCTTTAAGGATAAAACTGGAAACTTGCTCGGACTCGCCCTCTAACACACCATCACCAACATACCCAAGTGCCTCAGTCCTTCCTAGGCTGTTATTGGTGAAGTCGTTTAAATATATAAGAACTTCTCTTCCGTCCGGTAGCAGTTTAAAATTTGTCTCTAGCTGAGTTTTTGTTTTAGCTGCGACTCTATTAAGGTCTTTGTCGCTCGACTTCCCCATAAAATATATGAACATAGCCTTATTAGAAGTCTCTTTAATGCTGCCAAAAATACTAAGTATCTTATCTAGCTTTGCCTTGCTCATAGTAGGACTTGTATTTTTTGGTGTGGCTTTTTTCCCGACCTGCATTCTCGAACCAACGAGTTTAGAATAATCAATGCCCATTATACTCGTCCCGCATTTTTATATACTCGTTAACTGCCTTATTCCACTTTCTCCAACTAGTTATGGTGCCATCCATGTTCTGATAGTTAAACACTTTTGTAGCTGTATATAGCAGCGTTTTGGTTTTATTCAACTCAGTAAATATTTGAAGAATGGCGCAAACAGTATCTCCGTAAACAACTAAGTCAGAAGGGTCGTTAGATATTTTCCCGTTCTTATACTTTAGCTCTACGAAATACTCGTATTCGGGTTCGTCAATAAAAACACAGGACATCATTTTAATCTCCTCTATCTCTGCTTTAACCTCTTCTTGGGCCTCTTGCGTGAAAGCCATAAATGGCAACGCAACAATAAGTAGTGTGTATAGTTTTTTCATATTCTTTATTTTATAACCAACCAAATGCTGCGGCTTTTTCTTCTATTGACATTATAAGCTATTTAAACAAATTTGAACTCGGCTCCGGCGTAGCCAAATAAATTATTTATCTGTGGTAGCGCCTCTTCACTAACCCCATCCGGTATTTCTATTTCTCCGCGCTTCTTTAGCTGTGAATACATACACTCCGCCTCTACATTTGTCATAGAAAAACAATGCTCAAATATAGACTGTATAGCCGTGGCTGAAATGTCGGAGTTATCAAACAACAATATTCTTTTGTCTCCTGAAAATTTCTCAGGCAAGTTTACTGAATCTATTGGAACCATAAAACTTGGCGGAAACATTAAAAACTCAAAGTTGTCCATAGTAAAAAGAGGTGCTATCTCATCGTCAATAATGCACTCAGAATAAGTTGCAAAATCATCCTCGTTAGTAACCCCCTCTATGGTTAGGTATGTTTTGTAAAGGTGGTCTCTGTAACTGTAGTTATTAGCAGCTACAAAATCTCTGTATTCTTTTCCCGTCACTGTAAAGATTCTCTGTAGTTTACAAACACCTTCGTTTTTTCTATTAAAGGCGCAAATGTATTCCCACAACCATCTAGGTAGCTCTTTCCCTCTCGTATTTAATAGTAGTGTAGTTAAGAACATGCTTGGGTTTTCCTTTATTATTTGTTAGTCAAATATAGTAATTCCCCTAAGTATCTTAAAACGTATTGGAGTTAAATTATCCTTTTTTCAATTCTTGCATTAGTATCTCCATAAAGCCACCGCCTTTAGGTGCAGGAGCATCCCCGCCGCCCATAACCTCAATAGTTCTCTCAGTGAATTTAAACCCTCTTTGTTGAGCGGTAATCATCATACTTGCCTTCATCTCATTCAACCTGGCTAATAAGCTCAACTCCTGAGAGTATACCTTGTTAGGTAAGCCGCCTTCCATTTTTTCAAACAGCATAGCCCTATTAACTCTCTCGCTCTGCGCGGTAATCAGGTTGTCCATTATTGCTAACGGGTCTTTAGTGAACTCAGCCGGTGAGAAATTAAACCCGCAGGCAGAATTTATAAGGAACTTTGGGCACTTATCTTTTATAAAGCAGTTATTGCAAAAAAGAGCACCGCTCAGTTTAGTGTTATACTCTGTTATTGATTCAACGTCTTCTCGAGCGTTTACAACCACCACCTGAGAGCCATCTTCCCTCTGCTCATATTCGCTTAGAACAACCGGTTTAGCATCCTCAAATTCGCCATTAGCTACCTTGGTTTCAAGGTATGCACCAAGTCCTCCTTTGTTGGTAGAAGGTTCCGGTTTAAGTATTACCGCTTTTCCATCCATAACATCACCCACTGTTTGTTTAAGTTTATGAGAAGCTATCCTTCCTACATATTCCAAGGTCTCCCTCCAAGCGCAAAGAGAAAATGTTAACCCTTCATCATCATTATGTGAGCCATCAGGGTTCTTTTCATCACAGAACTCTTTAAAGCCCACACCATATTTATCACAATACTTCTTTAGCGTTTTTCTTATTGATTTATTGTCTTTGTCATACTGCTGAAAGTTTACCCCATCGAAAAATATAGTAGCCCCATACTTCTGATAGTTAACCCATGAAGAGCTATCCACAGAGAACATCGG